AGCGAGGTCACGGAATCTGAGTTGACGATCAACGAAGATGGCACGGCTTCACCATCTGGCATCATTTTCGTGATCAAGGAATCCGGCTCCGACTACAAGACCTACAGAATTCTGGACATTGATCCGGCCGAAAACAGCGGATTCATCGCAAATGCCATTGAGACTCCGACTGATGAAAATGGCAGGCTGATCTTGTCCCAGAATTGGGGAGGGCTGTCCACTGACGAAAACTGGGTGATTGAAAAATGAACTTCGTACAGTTCCCAGACATCACCCCTTCGTCAATGGATTTTGTGGCCCCGCGCTTTCCGGTGGGGTCCGATACAAGTCTTGGCGGCGTTTCGTCAAGACGCAAGTTTGGCAATCGTCAATACGATGGCAGGCTTACAGTTGAATTCAGGAATATCTCGAACTATCTGTGCGCCCAGGTGCTGCTCACCTGCATCAACTCAAGGGGACTTGCGCCGATTGCCTTTTACGAAAGCTTTTTTCGTGGTGCTGGTGATGACCTGAGGCTGTTTCTTGATGGCTCGGCCTATCCTGGGCTTCTCTGGTACTTTATTGAAGACTCCCCACCACGTATCAATCGCGTGGAGGGTGGCGCAGAAGTATCAAATATGTCGATGGAGCTGGCGGCTCGGCTCATGCCGGACTCCACCGGTTCATCGACCACGCCGATCCTGCCGGCCCCTCTGCCAACGCCAGGAGGCCCTGGAGGCGGCACGGTCCAGCCGACCCAGTACGTCACCAGCGTCAGCGCCGAAGCACCCCTCAGCTCGACCGGGGGCACCAATCCGGTGCTCTCCCTGCCCATGGCCACCCAGACGGCCGATGGCGGGATGTCGAAGAACGATAAGTTGAAGCTGGACAACATTGAAGTTGGCGCACAGCCGAATGTTCCAACAAACCTTGCCTATACGCCGTCAACAAGGCTGCTTGCAAGTAGCACTGGCGATGATGTTACGCTGCCGCTTGTATCTAGCGCTGACCCCGGCCTTGCACCGTCTTCTGGTGGTGGCACTACCAATTTCCTGAGAGCAGATGGCACATGGGCGGCGCCTCCGCAATCTTCTACTGATCTGTCATATACACCGTCAATCAGGCTACTTCAGAGCAGCACCGGCAATGATGCGACACTCCCACTTGTTTCCAGTGGCGATGCCGGTCTTGCACCCGCAAGCGGTGGCGGAACATCAAACTATCTGAGGGCCGATGGTACGTGGGCTCAGCCGCCTGGAACCGGTGTTTCAGCGGGTACGCTTACGCATACGACAGGATCGCTTGCAGCTGGCGCCAGCGCAGACTTCACGCTGTCAAGCAACAGCCTGTTTCAGCTGCTGAGCCTTACTGCATCCACTCCAGCTTGGATTAGAGTGTACGGGACCAGTGCTGCACGCGCCGCTGATGCAAGAACAAATCCAGGCGGCACACTGCCGTTAGCTGGTAGCGAGTATTACGCAGAACTTGTAACCACGGCGACACCACAAACCATCCGACTCTCGCCAGTCCCACTCGTTCAGCCGACAGCTGGCCTTGTGTACCTCAGGGTTCAGAATACTGATACAGTGACCAGGGCGCTGGCCCTTCAGTTCTCAATTCTTTCCTTCAACAGCTGATCATGCCAGTCACCAAGCAGACCTATTCACTTACGGCCACTTGGACTGCAACACAGCTTGCAGATGCGTTCAGGTCTGCCTTTATTGATGCTGGTTTGATGTCGGACTGGCACTCAGCCTTTACGTCTGGCAGCACTCTAAACAGAGTTCTCAGAATTACATACTCAGCCGGAAAGGTTTACGGAGACTGCTTCTACTGGTTCCAGTTTACAACTGCTGGGTTTTGGTTTCAAGTTACAACTGGATGGAATACTTCAACAAATGTTCCGACTGGAACCCTATGGCTTGATTTTTTCTCGAATACTACCAGCTCTCCATCTGGAAGGCAGATGCACTCTGGCAGCATGTCCACTGCAACTAACGCAGAACTTTTGCGTTACACATCTCAGGTAAATAATACGCATTCTTACTTTGTGCTCAAGCAAAGCACAACGCAAAATATTGTATTTACTATCTCACATCCAAGCCATCAGGTGGCTAGCTGGATGGATCTTGATAAAACGTTTTTCTCGCATTTCATTACTCCAGTAATCTCCACCTCAAACGCAAGTCAAACACTCTCATTCAATTCATTGTTTACATTGAGAAGATCTTATGGAGCTGGATCAATTATTGCTGGAACGACTAGCTCTGGGGCTGATTTCAGTACGTGCGTGTCAAGCTACTCAATCCCAGGAAGATCAACAAACTATGTAAGCAGCCTGCCAATTCCCATGACTTACGCAGGTGGAAACTCTACAGCGTTTTCCCTGCTCATACCAAATGCGGTAGCTTCTGGAAATCCGGCTTACACAAGCAACTACAATCCGATTGTAACCGGAGTCCCCTACTCTTTTTACATGAACAATTCACAGCTCCCATCAGATTTTGGGATTATTCCAACATACGTGAATAACACACTTGGGATTGGCGATACCTTCGTGGTAACAGCTGGAGTTGAAGAATGGGAAATTCTTCTCAGGCTGAACGGTAGTGGCGCCAACACGTCGGCCTCCATGGCTTTTGGGGCAAGGATTATCTGATGGCGATATTTAACCAGGATCCACCGAATCAGGCTACGACTTCGCTTTCAGCTTCAAGTGTGTCACTTGTTAGCGGAAGCACTGAAGGAACAGTGCGTGTAAACTACAAACGCTTTCAGCAAGATGGAACGGGGCCAACCTACTTTATGAACATTGAAATCTCCGGTAGCGGTGGCGGTGGAGGAGGTGGCTCAGTTCCAACAACTGGCCAGATATGGCCAAGGGGGCTCAACTAGCTGTTAGCCAGCTTTGACCAAGGGCGGTAGAATGAGGCAAAGTATTCAAGTCCAATGGGCATTGCAACCGGCGCAGACGCATACGTCTACTGGAACGGCCAGCATGTCGGCAGCTTCATTTCTGCTGAACAGCCAACCGAGAAGCCCGCACTTGAAACTACGGCGCTTGGTGCCAGCGATCGAACATACGTCAGCAGCAAGCTGAGGAATAACACGTTTTCTGGTACACTGTTTTACGATCCATCTGATTCGGTTGCTGCAGGACTGATCAACGCCATTGATCAAAACAACACGACCGATGGTACGCTGAAGATTGAGTGGATCAAGAATACCAGCAACGGCTCGCGTGAAGGAACGGCAATCATCACCTCTCGCGGTGCATCTGTTTCTGTTGGTGATCTGCTGCGCATCAGCATCTCGATTCAGTTCAGCGGTCCTATCACCGGTTCCTTCTGATGTCTGTCATTCTTGGCTACGGCGGCTATGTGCAGCTCAGCCGGGAATGGCCTGAGCCCACCGTTTTCCCGCAGTCCAGCAGGGCTGGATCCAATGCGATCTTCTGCCAAGACAAGGCTTTCTGGACCGGCCAGAGAGTCCTGATCTATTCGTACCTCGGCTTTCCTGTAAGAACCTCCAGCCAGCAATACGCCCCGTGTCCAGAAGGGCACAGATTTTGGGGTGGCAGTAGCTGGGCACAGGGGCCTGAAACCGCTCACAGGGGAAGCGGAAACACGATTTTCTGGAAGTCAGACGTTGCACCGCTGATGGTCAATCCAGGGACACCTGGTGATCCAGCCGATGACTTCATTGTTCCTGGCACGCTTCAGGATCCCGCTGACGACTTCTTCGCTTACACGATTTCCGCCGGTTTTTGGGAAACGCAGCTGACGACAGGTTTTGACCGGGTGATTGAAGCCTACGTCAATCGTGATCAGCTTGATCGCATTACTTTTTATACCTCTGAAAACGGAGCGATCAATAGAAGTCCAGACCAGTTAATCACTTTCTCAAATGTTGACTACAAAAATCTGCTGATTGCTCCCTACAGCTCGTCAACCGACTACCAAATTGCGTTTGAAGCTCTTGGAGAGTTTCTGTTTGAGGAAATGCCTCAACGAGAGCAGGGGGCAAGCGCTTATATCGACCTACCGGAAGAAATGACAAGCGTTGCCGATGACCCGGAGCAGCGTGGCTGGTCGATTCTTGTTGGCTGCCGCGAATGGACGCTGCAAACCGATCCAACAGTTCTCGACACGACTGCTATTGGCGAAGACTTTGGTGATAGCGTCAAAGATGTGGTCAGGGGATCTGGAAGCTTCAATGGATTCATACCTGTCAGCAATCCAGGCTCTGGCAGTTTTGATGCAAGAGGCTTCATCAGGTTGATGTTGATGACCGAAACTGGATCAAAGGCAAGAGTCCGCCTTCGCGTTCAGGATCAGCGATCCGTTGGTTGCGAGAAAGAGGATGCCGTATGGATTGAAGCCGACATTCTGCTTGGCCCCGGTGAAATCGGAGCTTCCGTAGACGAAGCGATCAACTACTCTTCTCAGTTCGTCGTCGTCAAGGATAAAGATGGAATTGGCATCAAGCCATTGATCGGCCCCTTCTCCTAGACTTGCCAACTGGCTCAATCTCAGCGCATCTACACTGTGCGTATTGACGCGCTTGTGCTGTGACCAAGATTGTCCGCAGTGGCCAGGTCGGCTCTTTCGACAACATCAACAGCTCGCAAGGCACTGTTCGCGCTCAGGTTGCAGCGATCACCGATGCTGTTCGCCAGCTGAGCGGCGGCGCTGAAATTGGCTCTGGCGCTGTCATCAGTGATCCGCTGTCCGCACCCTATGTCCTGTACGTCAATCCATATATCGGCAGTGATAGATTCGTAAGCGGAAGTTACTCAACAAGCGGATCAGCGACTGAGCGCATTGAACTTCAGCGCCTGGAATGCGGTTACACACCGGCAAGGCCCTTCAAGACAATCAACCGCGCTGTTATTGAAGCCGGTATCATCACCGCCAAGTCATACTACGAAAATCCTCTTGCAAATACTGATCTCGTCAGCATTTTCCTGTCCCCTGGCGTCTCCTACGCCCTGAATGGCGCCGGGGCTGCGTCCGTGAGCGAGTGGGAGAACGGCAAGGATCCCACGGATGCGGAGCTGGAGGCTTTCAACCCCTCCGGCACCGGGGGCATCCTGCTGGTCCGTGGCGCGAGCCTGTGCAACATCGACCTCCGCAAGACGATCGTTCGGCCTGGCTCGGTTCCGGCGCCTGCTGACGAGGCATCCGACTGCAGCAACCGCCGAGCCATCTTCAAGGTGACTGGCGCTGGATACTACTTCGGCATGACCTTCATGGATCAAGTCGGCAGCACATCCTCGCACCATCTACTGGACTGCTTTCAGTTTGCAAGTAAGGCTGAGCTTGATGAATTCTATGCCAAAATCGTTGGCATTCGGTGGCGTCAACAATACCGGCAATCTTGACAACAGCCTTGCCGTAACGCGCACGGCCGAATACGAAATTGTCGGCCCCAGGCCAGCGTCTGGCGCTCAGACAATCAACACTGATACGACTCTCTCCGCTTCTCCGTACATCTTCAACTGCTCAATCCGAAGCAACTACGGTATCTGCGGCATTTTTGCTGACGGCTCCAAGCCTTCCGGCTTTAAGTCGATGGTGACGGCGCAGTTCACTGGCGTCAGCCTGCAGCGCGACCTGTCCTGCTGGCAGAAATACGCATCGAATCAGAGTCCGCAGTGGGGCAACTACTTCACTGGCTACAACGACCTGATCAACAGTGATCCCGATGATGTGCGGATGAATCCGGCACGCCGGAGCTTCCATATTCGCTGCATCAACGATGCGATCATCCAAGAGGTTTCCGTTTTTGCGATTGGCCAAGGTGTCCACCACTGGGTTGATTCCGGTGGTGAAATCACTATCACAAATAGCAACAGCAACTTCGGCGGATGCGCTGCGATCGCCGAGGGCTATAAGAATGCCGCATTTGTCAGTGACTCGAACTGGAACGTCGGATCAATCCGTGTTGCAACCGATCTGACAGAAAAGCGCAACAACGTTCGCAAGATCTATCTTGGCGTCGTTGACGAAGGTGTCGCAAACAACGCAACCTCAATCACGCTGACAGTTCCACTGACTGACAGCATTTCCAGCCCAGGAACCCCTGCATCACTTGCGCGTGACGGATACTCGCTGAAGGGCAACTCCTTCATCTGGATTGAAAATGCAAGAGGACTTGACTATCGCGCTCGTCTTACCGGAACTGCATGGAATCCGGCGCAGCCCGATGTCATCACTGTTACCGCTGTCTTTCAAGATCAGAACGGCATCAAGCCTGGCGATGCGATTCTGAACTCGCAAGGCCTGAGCACTGGCCAGAGCTGGCCCGATCTGGCTGGCGCAAGGATCTACGTTCGCCGCCTGCAAGATACGCGCTCGATTGACGAACGCCGCTATTCGCTGCGCGTCAACAATACCAATGTCCTGTCGCGGACTCCAGTTCGTGACTACATCCTGCAGACCAGCCCTGGTAGCAGTGGTATCGTTGGCAACATTCCAGATAGCGCAATTCTCACTGTTGCTATCGGCAACTCTGTTGCTCCCGAACAGAATGGCGTGACTCGTTCAGCGTCCGTTGAGCTTCGTCGTAGCAATCCGCTTCGCAACTGGCTCTCTGGACAGCTGTATCGTCCCGGCGACTGCGTTTCCTACCAGGGCAAGAAGTGGAGCTGCAAGATTCAGAACACCGATACCTCATTCTCTCTCGAAAAGTGGGAACAGGCCTATGTCCACATGGACACCCTCTACAACCCTGAGGATTACTGGAAGAACAGTCAGCCTGCTGTCATCTTTGACAACGACACCGATGCCAACGATGGCACGATCAATTGCGGCTATAACCTCACAACTGTTTGGTCGTCTGATTCGCTGATTCAGGCTCAGTACAGATCCGCCACCGACTATCTCGGTATTCATTCGTTCCTGATGAGCCTTGGCTTCAGCTCGTCAAACGCTCACACAATCTTGCTACCGAAGGTTGCCGCCACCCGTGAGCGCAATCCAAATGCAGCTCTTGATGGCATTGCCGCTCCATCTGGTGCTGCAACGAGCTGGAGCAACTGGCCTGTTGAGTTCCGCCGCCCGTCGAACATTCGCCTGTTCGGCCATGCTTGGGAATGGGCCGGCACGCTGAATTACACAAAGGCACTGCCCGAGTACCAACTTGAACTGAGCGCTGTCAACAAGTTCACCTATTACTTCACCAATCAAGATGGTGGTCGGGTGTACGCAAGTGGCTTCAACGAAGAGGGGCTGCTTGTAACTCCGCAGGGCCTGCAGGATCTCGCCACTGGCAATGAGATCTCCTTTGAGGCGATCGGCGACTCCAATGTTCCGATTGACGAAATTGCATTCCCAACTTTCTTTGATCAACTTGCCGTCAATACACTCACCGTCAACAACGGACTGAATCTTGGCAATGCGACGATCAGTGGTTCACCCAACTGGGGAGGTGTAAATGGATTTGGCGGCGTCCTGCCAGAACTTCCAGCCGCAAGCACTTCTCAGAGGGGTGCGATTGAGATTGCGACCAGCCTTGAGGCTCAAGAGTTTGTGCGTAATGATCTTGCCATCACCCCTGCAACACTAATTGAAACTCTTGGTGATGCGGTCAAGTCTGTTGTCAACCTGCGACTCAGCCTCTCATCTTCTTCAAGCACGCCAGGGGAGAACCAGCTGAATTCGACAACTCTCTACGTCCATCCTTTTAACGGCAATGAGATTGCTCTTTACAGCACTGCAACACTGCGTTGGCAGGTTGTCAGATTCTCTGGACTGCAGGCCTTCAGCCTTCTGACCGGCAACGCTGGAAACGGCTTTGCACCAGCAAACATTGCAAACAGGAATTACGACATTTACCTGTATAACGCTGGAAGCACCCAAAGTCCAACACTCGCAGTTGACTATACGGCATGGCCAAGTGATACCGTCATGCCAACCAGGGGCGACAGAGACGGCGTGATCGTGAAAAATGGTGATCCGTCCAGACGCTTTGTTGGCGTGCTTCGCACTACCTCGGCCGGAACTAGCACGATTGACCTTGGCGGAACGATTCAGGGATCTGGGAGTGCCAACTTCCCCCGCATCTACTTAGCCAACTTCTACAACCTGTACGACGCTCGGGCTGTTTACTTCTTTGGGAATTCTTGGAACGTCCCAAGCCTTAACTGGTCCGTCGCTCCTTCGTCTGTCTATCCCGTTGCTCCAAGAATTAGCTGGGTGCAGGCATCCAATACGCTCGTGACGGCATTTCTTGATATTTACAACAACCCAACCACTGACGTAAACAACGTGATTGCTTACGTTGCGCCAGGTGTCAACAGTCAATCGTCGCCAGCTGCCGACGCTTTCTATGGAGAAAACAGAACCGTTGATACAACCTCTGGTTCGCAGTGGGCGAAAGCAATGCCGCCAGGGCTGCACAACATCTACTATCTCTACAAGCAGTTCGCCCCTGCTGGATCGCCATCCGCAAGCTCGCTGATCAACGAGCACGAAGCTCATGGCATGATCGTTGTCGTGAAGGTTTGAATCACTCCCATACCAAGCAATGAGCAATCAACCAGTTCCTGCCGATTTTGCCGACAACCTGAATTCCGAGCTTCGTCGCCATCGCGATTTCGTCAAGGAAGCCTTGGTCCGCCTGGTCGCCGTGGAGCCTGCCGCCCTTGACCGGGACGGGAAGCTCTACGAGATCTGGAGCGGCGCCTGGGACGAGCAGGACGCGCCAACCGGCAAGGAGCTGGTTTCGATCCACCAGGCAGCCGTTGTGTTCGGCCGGATGCCGAGCCAGACCCAGGTCGATGACCTGAACGCCTGCCTGCAGCGGTTCTCGATCAACACGCCGGCCAGGATCCGCCACTTCTTGGCCCAGGTGGCGCATGAATCCGGCGGCCTGCGCTGGATGATGGAGCTTGCGTCTGGCGACGCTTACGAGGGGCGCAAGGATCTGGGCAACACCCAGGTTGGCGATGGACCAAGGTTCAAGGGAGCCGGCGCATTGCAGCTCACTGGCAGATACAACTATCAGCGTCTTTCAGACTTCCTTGGCGACAAGGATGTGATGCTTGGCTGCCAGTATGTTGCCAATACGTATCCGTTCACGTCAGCTGGTTTTTGGTGGCATCTCAATGCCATCAATTCCTTTGTTGACAATGGCGCAAGCTGCAGGCAAGTCAGCGCAAAAGTGAATGGTAGAGATCCAGCTAATGGGCTCGATGAACGCGAAGCTTACTTTGAAAAAGCAACGCGAGCTATTCCTTCTGGCGTTCAAGAAGAAAAGCCGAAACCCGCAGGACTTGACCCTCGCGGCAAAGAGGAAGAAGGTCTGACCGGCCCCAAGATTGCTGCTCCCGTCAAACCTGGAGACAGCTACCTGCTTGTCAATGATCGCGATCGTGACATGGAGGCATACGACCACGAAGGCAATCTATTGTGGAAGATTCCCTGCCTTGCAAGCGGCCAGCACTCTGACTGGAAGAGAACCGGTGGCGATACACCTCCGGGACTTTACAAGATCGGTCAGATCTACCGAGATTACGAGACTAATCCGAATCCCCCTCAATCAGATACCGCTCAGTCGTATGGCTGGTATTCATTCGACATGATTGAGCTTGAAAATCAGGAAGCTGTTAATGGCAGAGCTGGGATTATGACGCACGGCGGCGGGAGTGCATGTGGATGGCCTGGAGCATGGGCAGAACGTCAAACACTGCACCCGACACTTGGCTGCATCCGCGTCCACAACATTGATTGCAGGGACAGAATTCTTCCCCTTTGCGACAAAGGAACCGTCTACGTCGGTGTGTTCCAGCAGTAGCCATTGAGCGTCTTGGCTACAGTTGCCTTGAAGCAGTAGTACGTCTAAGACGTTAGAATCAATGACTGAGCAGCTGGCGCGGACTCGTCATCTTGTTGGCACAACTGCTGAGTGGGCCGCTGTAAATCCATTTGTGGTTGCAGCTGGTGAAATTGCGATTGAAATCAAGACTGACCAGTCAAGATGGATCAAGATTGGTGACGGTGTAACGACTTTCGCCAATCTTGAATATCTGTTTGACTTCTCGGCCAGCCCAACCTTCCAGAATCTGACCATCACTGGGCTGCTTGAAGCCGGTCAGATTGAAGCGGATGTTTCCGGCTCGCTTTATATCAAGGTCAAGAATACAGATACAGAAACTCTTGCCAAGGGAACCCCCTTCTACATCAGCGGAACTGCCAGCGGTGGCGAGGCAGTCGAGGTCAAGAAGGCAATGGCCTCAGACACTGCAAAAGGTCCGGCAATTGGACTTATTGCAGATTCCCTCTCTGTCAATGCCGAAGGTAATGGAATTCTTGTTGGACAAATCACCGGATACAACACCGTTTTTCCTGGCTGGCAAGCAAATCAAGCTCTGTACGTTGGTCAAAGCGGTGGCCTGACGAGTTCTGAGCCCGGTGGCTACAAGCAAATTGTCGCCAGGGTTGGACGTGTCAACGGCTCAACCGGAACGCTGATTGTCAGCGGCAGTTCAAGCGGTAGCGGCTCTGGATCTTCCACGCTTTACACGGTCGGTCCCCTTAGCCGCGATAACGGTGTCACAACCGTTGGAGCACAGCTTCGGGAGATCAGCAACAATACGTCACTTGTTGCGTCTACTGGTCAGGTCGATGCAAATACTGCGCCAACTCAATTCGCCGTCAAGGAATTTGCTGGCAGCCGTTATATTACAAACGTAACATCAGAGTCCGGTCAGCCCTTCTCTGTTAGCGGAGTTGCCACGAAGGATGGCAATGGTGACTGGACTTTCGCAAGAAACATCTCCCTTTCGATGAACGTCGCCAACGGCCTTGCGAGGCTGGATTCTGGCGGGAAGATTCCAACCAGCCTGCTACCGAGTTCCGCGATTCCGACTAATTCGGATGCGATCACGGAAGGAACGACGAATCTGTACTTTACGCAAGCGCGTGCTCGCAATGCAATCAGCGCTAGCGGCGATCTGACTTACGACTCGAATACAGGAGTTATTTCATTCTCAAGCTCTGTTGCGATCACCAGCATCAGTGGCGTTGCGCCAATTTCTGTCAGCAGCGGATCAACTCCGTCTGTTTCAATCAGTGCTGCAACAACCAGTGCCGCTGGCAGCATGAGCGGCGCTGACAAGGTGAAGCTCAACGGAATTGAGACTGGAGCACAAGTCAACGTTCCGACCAATCTTACATGGTCTGGATACAACAGAACGATTGAAAGCAGCACCGGATCAGATGCCGAGATTCCACTGTTCAGCAACAGCATTGCTGGGCTGGCGCCCGCGAGCGGCGGCGGAACCACGAACTTCCTGCGGGCTGACGGCACCTGGACGGTCCCTCCGACGACCACAGCCGGCGTCAGCAGCTTCTCGGGTGGAACGACCGGCCTCACGCCGTCAGCGGCCTCCACGGGCGCTGTGACGCTCGCTGGAACCTTGGCTGTGGCCAACGGCGGCACGGGCGTCACGACCAGCACAGGGATCGGCAGCGTGGTGCTCAGCAACAGCCCGACGCTGCTGTCCCCAGTTCTCGGAACACCGCAATCCGGCAACCTTGTCTATTGCACTGGTTATGCCTTTGAAAATATTACAAGCAAGCCGACAACGCTTTCTGGATATGGAATCACGGATAGCATTAGCACTGGCGGTAACAATGCGCTCACTGGCGCCAATACCTTCACGAACGTAACCGGTCAGACCTTCAGGCAGGCTGCAACACAGGACGGCATTCTGCTTCGTGGTCGCGGCGGTGGCACGGGCTCGTTCGTGCTTGAGATCGTTCCGGCGTCGCTTTCGGCTTCGAGGACGTTGACGGCTCCCAACGTCAGTGGAACCATCATCACAAGCGCTGATACGGGGACAGTTACCAACACTATGTTGGCTGGCTCAATCGACCAGAGCAAGCTTGGTGACATCACAACCCCTGGCAAGGTCAGCGGTGCAGCTATCACCTACGGCAACATCAGCACTACTGGCAACATTTCAACAAGTGGATCGGTTGCCATTGGCCAAGCAAGTGCAGCGGCCAATACAGATCTTGACGTTAACGGCACCTATGCGCAGGTTCCAGTCGCCGTCCCATCACTAAACATTGACTGTTCGGCTGGTAACTATTTTGCGAAAACGATTTCCTCCTCGGTTACTTTCACCGTTAGCAATGTTCCAGCCAGTAGAGCATATAGCTTTACCCTTGAGATCACGCACACAAGCGGCTCAATTACTTGGTTTAGCGGTGTTGAGTGGCCAAATGGAACAGCTCCATCTTTGACAACTGGGAAGACTCATCTCTTCATGTTTATCACTGATGATGGCGGCACTCGCTGGAGAGCGTCTTCCCTCGTCAACTACGCAAACTGATCAACATGGATCCAAATACATTTCGCCTTTTTGCTTCGTCCAGGTCACCGGCAAGCTTTACGCTTGGTGAGGCTACTGGTGGTGGCTATTTCGCCGGATACATAAGCCACAGCGCGAATGGCATTGCAACACATGCCCTGATCATTGCTCCGGCTGAAACAGGCGCAAGCGGCAGTGGTTATACGCTTACGACAGCCTACAGCAATTCCAGCAATGGTAATTCGCAGCCAACAATTACAAGCGTTTACGATGGAAGGCTGAACACGGACAGGATGATTGAGATTGGCATCTCTACATTTCTTGCTGCTCAGTTTTGCATTGGGCTGAGTATAGGAGGATTTACGGATTGGTATTTGCCGTCCCTGAGTGAACTTGGGATAGCGTATCGAAATCTCAAGCCGACCACGCAAACGAACTCAACCTTCTACGGCGTCAACCAGTATTCAGTCCCATTATCAAATTCAAATTACTCCTCTGGAACGCCATCTCAGACCGCATTGACACTTTTTCAGTCTGGCAATGCGCAGGCTTTTATGGCAAACGGGCACTGGACCTCTACTTACGATAGCCTTTTCAACAATACGCATAGACTGAGCTTTTCCAATGGAGAGTCGCCAGCTGTCTCGCCAAGCGGAAACACGGGATCAGTTAGAGCGTTTCGGAGGATCGCCCTCTAGCTCACTTGAGCTATGCTTTGCTTAAGCATTTCAGTGAGCAATGACAGCCAGAATCTTTCTCCGTCTTGAAGGTGAAGAGGTTGCAGAATTTCCGCTTTACGAGCGGCAGATCATTGCTCGCTTTCCTGAAACGAGCTTCCCGATTCCGTTTGAAGCCCCGGAAGGTTACGAAGAAGCCCTTCCCGTTGCGCAGCCTCTTATTGATTACTGGCAAAACGCCATCAGCAGAACTGCCGTCTTGGTAGATGGGATCTGGGTTCAGCAATGGGATATTGAGGACGCAAGTAGCGAGGAAGTTTCCGCGAGGACGGAAGCAAAGGCTGCCGAAGTGAGAAGCGAGCGAAATGCTGAACTTGCGTCAAGTGATTGGACTCAGATCTGGGATGCAACCTGCGACAAGGATGCTTGGGCTGAATATCGCCAAGCACTGAGGGACATTACATCTCAGCCCGGCTTCCCATGGGAGATTGGCTGGCCGGAAAAGCCATAAAACGGGCGGCCTAGAGTGCCAATGAGGGAACCGGTATCGCCCGTGGAGCCAGAACAAACGAGCGCGGCCGAGCCTCGCAGATTCAGCAAGGTGCAAGTCCTTGAAGCAACTGCCGCAGCAGTTCTTGCAGCCGCGATCTTAGGTACGGCAACTGGAATGACATGGCTTGTCATTTCACTTCCGAATGAGCTGCAAAAGATGAAGGAGCAAATCAACCTTATTATTCAGAACCAAGCCGCATTTGGGCAGCAGTTCAATGAACTGAGAGAACAGGTCAACGAACACGATCGCCGTCTTATTAAACTTGAGCTAAGATGAACATTCCAGGTGTTGCTGCGGCTATTTTCGGTAGTGGTGCAAAGATCATCAGCACTGCATCAAGCCTTGCAGTTGTCATGGGCGCGGTATATCTTGTTGATTGCCGCATTTCAGCAAAAGGCACTGATGCAATCGACAGGTGCTATCTGTCAGCACTGCCAATGATGGGTCTTGGTGCCGGAGTTGGCGGTGGCTACCTTGCAGGCTACAACACCTACAACCCGGCACTCAAAGGGAAAGAAGAAGGCGGACTGCTTCGTGACGAGCATGGCCGCTACGTCAAGCAGGACAAAAGGCCGTAAGACCTTGCAAGTCTCGCGCTCTGTTGGGCGTTGCGTCTTGGCTGGCTGCCTGTTGAGGGGCTAAACCCAGGAGCCTGTGGGGGCTGTATCCTGGGCCGCCGTCCCGCCCGTCCAAGAGCGCCAAGAGAGCCTACCAGGCGACTGGATCAATCGTCGTACTCGCTCCAGTCGTCGATCCTCTTCACCGGCTTGAGCGGCGGCCACCAGCCCCGGAGAGAAGGCTTATCGCTACCCATTTTTCTTGTGCAATTTCTCCAGCCGACAACCGTAAGCCAACGCTCAACCTCGTGTTTATACTTTGGCCAAGATGCGATCGGTATTTCAAGCGCAGACTGAACCTCGGAAATCCTGATTGGAACGGCGCCGCTTGACCACCTAACTTCAAGAAAGCGGTTGAGCTTCGCTCTTGTCGGATTGAATTTCCGTACTGGTCTAGGAGGCGCCTTGTAGTTGGCCGGCAGCTCGGTTACAGCAAGGTTCGGCTTGCGTGGCATTTATGGCTGGCGGGGTATTTGGCAGTGTACTTGCAGTTCCTGCGTCACTGCGATAGACTGGCTACCAGCTGCCCTGAATGGGGTGGGGGACCAGGACAAGCCTCCTGAATCCCCCCTTTCGGTCCAAGCGACGCGAATCGCTTTTTACGGACCGGATGAGCGTCACCAACACGCTCGCACCCACTTTAATGGGTTCCCAGGACGACTGGCAAGAATCTCCCCCAGAGTGGCCCGAGGAATGGCTGCGACTCGGGGATCCCCGCGAGGAAAGCTTTGAGCAGAGCTATTCGCTCGCCGCTGACGCCGAAGATGAAGACGGTCTTAAATTTAGAGTAACTGATAAAGAGCTGAAGCGCGAATATGAAAAGCTGCTTAGCTCGGCCTTCAACACAAGCTGTCTAAACTATATTTACAGGAAGCCTGACGCCAGCTGGCTGTCTGGATGGCATCCCTTGTCATTTTCTCAGATTGCATTCCGAGCCGCCTCTGATGACGCGGAGATCATTGGAGTCAGGCATGAGCGGCAAGTAAGGCTTATCGTCGTTGACATTGACAATAAACCCGAAAAGCCAAGCAAATACTGGCACCCACTCGGCAAAAGCAAAGAACTACTGAGACTGCAAGAGGTTGCAGAAGACTGTGGCTGCAAGGTTGACTTTGTTATCAGCAGCAATTCCGGTGGGCTGCACGTCTACATCGCGCTGCCGGAGTGGGTCCATGCCTTCCGGGCTCACTGGATCGGCCGTGCGCTTCTCCAGAGGGCCGGAATCGCCACGGGAGCGGGCCAGGCCGAGCTGTTCCCCAGCGAGATGCCCTTCCATGCCGGAAGCCCCTCTGAGCGCCCTCTGAGCAACGGTTTCCGCCTCCCCGGCCAAGAGGGCTCAGCCCTGGTGGTTGGCGACCGAACGATCACCCATCCCGTCCTGATCTTGCAGCAACTGAAAAGTGCTGTAGAAGAGGCGCAAAGCTGCTTGAACTTTAAGAAACTGGTATCTCAGGCAGATAGCTTGCGAAAGCAAAGCAAGCGGTGCAGCAAAGTGTCCAACGGGATTTCTGAATTCAAGCGCTCGTCGGGCAACATTGCGTGGACTGGCCCCAGCCAAAGTAATGATAACCTTGGAGCGCTTACAACACAAGCAAGGTTGCGCTACAAGCCCCAAACACCCGAGAAACTTGCAGCCATTGTTGAGCAGCTTGCACTTGAGTCACCTGGATTCGATCAATACGCATCCGACGAAACAAAAGAAAACCTGACCAGTTGGTGCAAAAGCTGGGCCAATTGCTCGTTTAGAAGAGGTTGGAACGCAAATGGAAAAACGGCAAAAGCCAAAGTTAGTGCAGATAGCAACCGCAATGAAAGGCTTTTCAATGCAAGCCGTGAACGCCTGCGCGACCTGTTCTGCAAGATGAAGGACACAGCCGCAGGCCTGAGCAAGAACCAGGTCAGGAAGCTCCTCGGCATGGGCTGGGCCACCATCCAGAAGCACTGGCATTACTGGGATCTACTGGTTCACCATACCCCCCCTCATAAGGGGTGTGAGCACCGGAACCCTGGAACCCCCCAGCAGGAGCGGAGGACGGCAGAGGAACCTGCAAGATTTTTTGAGCAAAAACTGCAAGAAAGTCGGGATATCTTTGAAAATACATTTAAGATGCCAACAGATAAAAGATATTTCACGCATGGGGAGCTAATGAAAATGGTGGCTGAATGGGCAGCGGATGATGACCCGCCAGATTTCCTGCAGGATCAGCGGCTTGGTGTAGAGCAGCAGCGCTAGCGCTTGTAGGTCGCCATCCGTGATAGAATGCGGGCTGCCCTCGCTATGAGGGCTTCCAACCAACAACTGCAATCGTGTTTCAACCGTACTACCAAGAGTTACTGGATCGCCAGCTGGAGTGCCGTAAGGCCTTTGGCAAGATGATGCTCAACTGGCGACTTTCCAATGGCTGGACTCAGTACACAGCCTGCAAGTGGGCCAGGGAGGCCGGTTTTGAAACGATTTCCTATGGCAATCTGTCAGTTCTTGAGCAGGGCAAGGCTGGCGAGCTTCGCCAAAAAGCTTTCTTCCAGCTTGATGAATTGAATCGTAGATTGGCATGGCAAAAAGATCTCACGAAAATCAGCGACATCAACCTGCGATCACTTATCGAAAAAGCAAGACCAATAGAATGCGATGACAATGGAATTTGGGATGCTGTAGATTTCTGGAAATGCTACACTGGATTCAGTGAGGTGCCCTGCCGCTATAGGTCTTCCCCGGCTCCGCTCATTTCGTCAAAAAGAGCTGCCGAACTCTGCAACAAGTGGCGCTTGCACACTCAAGAAGTGCTTGTGCGGAGAGGTGGCATATTCACTGAATCCATCTCTACCCTTGTCAACGAAGCCCCAGAAAAAGATAGGGAGCGATTTTCAGCCGTTCTACTTTTTGATAATTACACTCCTGAAGAGTTGCAAATGCTTTGGGTGGATGGCAAATACAAGCCTGAGACATGGATCGAGGAGTGGGATGGAACAGCACTGTTGGAACGGTTAAAATCAAGTGGTCAACTGGCCAATAGCTCGCGCTTGAACGGAGGCGATCACGGGCAGCCAGCATGAAACCCTGCAAGGCCCAAGGCTTGCCTCTTGTGCGAGTCTTGGGTTTTGTGGTATATTGTGATTGTCCCGCCTTGCGGGCCGCAAACCTCAACTCTACTTATATGAACCGTCTTGCTGATTTGAGGCGTACTGGTCGCACGACCAGAATGGTCAAAAATGCTGGGTCTGCAGCACTTGATGGCCGCGCAGTTTACATTATCTGCGCCTCCGCAAGAGAGGAGTCGGACATTGAGCATCTTGTTGAAAAACTTGGTTATGGGAATCTTGGCATCAAAATTGAGTCTCACGCGGGTCTGCCTACTTTTGACTGGCAGACAATGACGCTTCGCGGTGCCCATCCAAACTGCAAAGTATTCGTTGGCCACTATGCAATTGAGACTAGATTTAGCCTTATGCTTGCTGAGCTTCATCGCTATGACGCGGACCCATCATCATGATTCGGTGATCAGGAAATTGCGCTAGGATGTTCGTAGCATCTGCAGGAATCAGCCCTGTAGGAAGCCCCGCCAAAGCCCGGAGGTGTGCAGCCGCTTCCGGGTTTTGTGCTATTTTGCCTTCGTGGCACGACGATGCTGGAAACGTCCGGTGCGTCCTTCCACTTTCCAGGCTCAAGGTCCAGCCCGTTTTTCCTTGAGAGTCGGCCCTGGTAAAAAGTCCACCGTGACGGGACGGTGGCAACCATTCAGCCATCAGGCGCGGTGAAAGTTGTAACGATATACCGTATCTTTGCTGTAGCCTTTTGATACCTTTCCTTTGCCACCTGTACTGTCAGGCCCGTTGCTTCGGATAACTCCTTGAAATTGGTTGGCTCGCAGCCAATTCCATGCCTCTTTGTGACAAGCTCCCTGTCAATCGGCTCAAGTGCTTGAATCGCAAGCATGATAAAGTTCAGCTTACTAGTATCCTCCTCTTCGCTTTTGGCTTCTGCGTAGCCGTCACCAGCCAGATCTGATAGCGTGAAGAATGACCGATCCCCTGTCTCCACCCACCTGTCAATCCACAGGATCGCAGGTGACATGAGGAAGTGCATCGAGATGATGCTTCTGAGCTTTTCGTGATCAGCTTCTCCCATCTGATCGGAAAGCTCCTTGAAGCTCGGCTCTCTTCCGAGCTTCGCTGCAAGCCGAATTCTCATTTCACCGGCCCTGCGTATCAGACGCTGCAAGTGAGCCGGGAGCTTGATGATGCCCTCTTGGGCCTCACACCCCCTTGTCATTCCTTGCTTTATCCATAGATACGCATACGTCGAAAATTTATAACCCCTTGCTGGATCAAACTTCTCAGCAGCTCTCGTAAGGCCGATAGCACCTTCTTGAATCAAGTCCTGCATTGTCATGTGGACTTGCTTGTTGACGTACTTTTTGGCTATCGCAACGACGAGTCTCATATTGGCTGAAACCATGCGATTTCTTGCCTTGATTCCAAGTCTTACAAGCCGTTTTTCGTCTTGGTTGAGCTGCTGCAATGCCTCGTCAATATTGCTCGCCGATAGCTGATAGCCAATCCCGTGCGATTCAAGCATTCTGATCATTGCTTGGACTCTATTACCAAGCACGATCTCTTCTTCGCTTGTCAACAGTGGCACTCTGCCAATGTCCTTCAAGTAGTCCTCGCATGTCATGGCGCAAGCCTCGCTTTGCCGTAGCGGGTGGCCTTATACCAAGCTGCGATTTCTGGCGACCATTTTTCAAGATGTGGCCACATCAGATCGCAAAGTTGCCGAATCTCAAGCTGTGCATCCAACTTGGCGCGAAGATCCAAAAAGTGCAAGAAAGCTCTGAGCGTAAAACTAACTACAAAATGTTGGCGATAATCAAATGGTAAAATGCCGCGTGCGTGCTCTTCTGCAAATCCGTCAAGAATTAACTCGTAATACCTGTTGGCGGCTTCTTTGCAGAGCGCCAGATCTTTGTTTCTCCGGCTCTCTGTGTAGTGATACTTTTTTCCATTTCTATCTGAATAGTATCCAGCGGGCCTTAGGTAAAAAACTTCTTCAATGGCAAGTTCTTCGTTGGCTGCTTTGCAGATTCTGTCACCCGTATAACGCATACTCTGAACATCAAACGAGACTCCGATTCTGTGAGTTCTCGCCTGTTGCATCACTGAATGCGGGAACCAGCCAACATTCAAGACAATTTGAGCGTGCTCCAGTGGTCCGTAGTGCCCTCTTTCTCCTGCTAGCAAGCGCTTGATGATGATTTCGCCAGCCCTTGGTTCATCAGGCCATTCCTCACCTGCTACAAATCCCTCCGAATAATCTTGGTGCATTCCGCACCAGATCGCCCGGTTTGGCTCCGGCGTTCGCGTGATCAGTGAAACCCGGAACCGTGGATCCATAGCAGCAGAAAAGGGGTGGACAGCGACCGAAGCCTACTTAGCCACACCCCTTGCCGTCAATCTTCAAGCTGCCTTAACACTAAACCCTTGCCGTGACAATCCTCCGTGGCTGATTTTGGTACTTTCCGTTCCTGTCCTCGTAGGTTGTATCGCAGGGCTCACCTTCAAAAAAGAGAAGCTGACAGATACCCTCGTTCACGTAAATACGGCAGTCGGCACTGCTTGAGTTGCTGAACTCAAGTGTCAGATGCCCTTTCCAGGCTGCCTCTGCGGGCGTTGTATTGGCAATGATGCCTAATCTTGCATACGTACTCTTCCCGAGACATATAACAGTGATGTTGCTCGGGACTTCTAGTTTCTCCACGGCAACACCAAGCCCGTAAGAATGCCCTGGAAGAATGTAAAACATCCCGTCTTCATCCGAATGAAGACTTGCTTGCTCAAGATTCAATGGGTCGAATCGCTTTGGATTTACTACCGAGCCTGGAATTCTGTGAAATACCATGAACTCGCTTGCCGCAAGTCGAATGTCGTAGCCATACGAGGAGCACCCGTAGCTAAGAACGCTTCGATTTACAGTTGCTCCGTCCAGCGCTGTCTCAACCTTGCGTACTAGACTTGGTTCAAACGGGGAGATCATGCCAACGGCGGCCTGCTCCTTGATCCAGCGATCGTTCTTAAGCATGTTAAACGGGGAGTTGGAGTTGACGGCGGTTTCCACCGCTCACTTCTGATAGAAGGCTTCTAGTTGACAGATGCAGCTTGGGAACAAGATACACATCTCCATCAACTTCGCATAGATAGTGTGGAAATGGTGCATCTACCTTGGCAATTCCAGCGATACGCAAAACCCTGTCACCGTGGTAGCGTGCATAGACTGCATCGCCAACGCTGAACTCAGTTGTCTGGACCGTTGGCTTGCCTTCCAGGAATCGTTTCGGTGCTAGCTTTTTGGGACTTGGCTTAACTGGCTCCATGGCACTTGCTGGTTGGTGCGGTGCCATTATTGCAGGCCGCGCTGATACATGCAAGAAATTCATGGCTTTAGATGCAGGGTGAGGCAAGCGTCCTCTTTTCTGGGACGGGGTTGACGGGCCGGGGAAGTGGTGCTACCTTTTTGCAAGCATCCGGCTCCGCAGCCCATGGCAAAAAGAAACATTTACATTCCAGACAGGCTCTACAACTCCATGGCATCAGAGGCGGAAAGACGTGGTATCAGCTTCTCGCACGCCTGCTCCCTTGCATTTATGAGCTGGCTGAATGGACTGAGGCGCCAAGAGCCAACAAGCGACGATTCAGTTAAAAATCAATCGGCCGAGAAAAAAGACCCCAGCGAGATTCGCTGAGGCCCTGCCCAACCAACGTGGGAACTCTACATGGTAGATGACGCTACTGGCAAGCAATTCAGCGGGCCGCTGTTTTCAGCGCGTCCGGTAAAGCGCAATTTTACGCTCATTTCAAACAATGCACTGCACGATCCTCGCCTGAGCCTTGCGGCCAAGGGCGCCCTCGCAGTTTGCCTTTCTGGCGGTGAGCTTTTCAGCAAGGAATGGCTGCTTTCCGCTAGCAGGGATAGCCCACCTTCTGTTAGCGACGCTCTCAAGGAATTGGTTACAGCTGGCTACCTGAAGATCTTTATCCAAGGCGACTCAAAGCATTATCACTTCTTTGACGAGCTGGATGATCTTAAGCAGCAGCACCTCTCCATGCTTACCCCGGCGGCCCCAGCGGCCCCAGCGGCCCCACAGGAGCGCAAGCGCGGTCGTTCCGCTGCATCGGCGCGGCTTCGGCTGTCGGACTGGCTGGAGCCCCACAGGGAGGCCCTGGAGAAGTGGCTGGATCAGCGGGCCAAGGCCCACCCGAAGCTCGCGAGGGAGATCAGCAGTCGTTCGATGACAGCACTTCTATACGCAAAGGAATGTGATGTTCTTGGCGATTTCTGCGAGCTTGCGAGTGAAGCAACATGGCAGTCACTAGGATTTAATGGTTTCAAGGGTTATATCAACAAACTCGTCCAAGACAAACAGCCAGCCAAATCTGGTAAGCCAGCCATGTCCGCCATCAACTATACGCTGAGATGACGAAAGGGACCAATGCTCAACCTCAAAAAACCCTTGAAGATCTCCTCTCTGGAATTAAGACCTGGGATACCGATGAATTTGAGATCTCATTCCTGTCAACAATCTGTTTTCTGCTTGAAGGTGACGCAAAGGAGGACGATGTTCAGGCGTTAATGAGGATCTTCACAGTTCTTGATGAGAACTGGTTCTCTCAGCCTCACAGAAAGGCGATCTTCTTCGTTGTTAAAAGAGTCTTCTCTGGTACTTCTAAGTCGCAATTTCTGCTTCCTGGTAGCATCGGCATGATGGCTATTCAGATGCTGAGGCTGCGCGGACACGATCAAGAGTGTGAGTTCGTAGAGTCTGTAACATCTTCTCCGTCTATCTTTTATTCAATCGAAAGCCTTGAGTCAATTCTCCCTGTCTGGCGCATCAAGCTGGTCAGGCGAGAAATGATTTCCAGCTCAGAACAGATGCTGGATATTTTTAACGATCAGCCAGACGTATCAATAATTCTTGACAAGGTTCCAAAGCTTATTGAAGCCCAGCAGGAGACATGGAGCAATCTTTCTGTATCTACAAAAAAGGCTGACGACTGGAATTCATCTGTTGATGAACTTCTTTCTCCCCTGCCGGAGAACGTTGCAATTAGCACTGGCCTACGGGTTCTCGACGATGCCATACAAGGTGGCATTGCATCCAGGAACTCGCCCTATTCTGGCAGATTGATCGTCGTTGCAGCAAGGCCTGCAATGGGAAAAAGTACGATTGCTATCTCTCTTGCAACACAGCTTGCCGATTCGCACGGCGATGTTGCTTTCTTTAGCCTTGAAATGTCAAGAAGGCAGATTCAGTATAAGGCTATTTCGTGCTATGACTACATGAACTTAAGTATGTCCAAAAACCTTACAAATCCAATCCGATCAAATAACCTGAGACTCAGGAGTTACACGGCCGATCAGCGCCAAAGGCTTGAGGGCTATCGCGATTCTCCGTTCGTTAAAAGATTTCACATCTATGACTCAGCGGAAAGTATCAACACTATCTCAACCAAGGTTGCGCTGCTAGCAAAGACAAGGCCAAAGTTGTCGGCTGTATTCGTTGATTATCTTCAGTTGATTGAAGGTTGCTCTGGCGACGCAAACAACACCGAAGCGTCAAACATCGGCCATGTAACCAGGGCTCTCAAGCAGCTTGCTGTCAGGACTGGCATTGACATCTTTCTGCTGAGCCAAGTCAACAGGGGTGTTGAAAGTAGGAATGACAAGATGCCAACGCTATCTGATCTTCGCGCCTCGGGTCGCATTGAAGAGGATGCCGACATTGTTATGTTCCTGCTGAGGCCCTGTTACTATGATCCCCAGAAGGATCCCTACGAACTGGCGATCAGTGTTGCCAAGAACCGCCATGGAACCTGTGGGATCCTGCAGTGTGCGATAGACCTGCAAAGCTCGATTGTTTTTGACGAAACCTTGCGCAGAATTGATGGCTGAACTCAACAAATCGACCTGCCCGGACTGGTCGGCAATCTTTGCCGAACGCCCTGAGCTTGAAGCCCCTGGCTATCAGGAGGCTCTTAAGTCAGTTCGTGACCAAAAAAACAGGGCCGAGACTGAGAGGATCAAGGCCCAGATGCAAGAGATCCAGAAACAGAAAGCCAGTTCCAAGAACAAAAATAGAACTCAGAACAAGAAGAAGTCAGCCCTGCCGAATGGCCAGTAGATGGTCTTCCGCGTCAACAATCATCGGCGCCAAAAGTGGAAGACACTGCGGAGCATTTTCAAGAACCGTTCGGCGAATCTTGGCGATGTCTGCAAGAACTGCACAAACCTGCTCTGGAATCTTCACAGAATTTTCCACGTCGAATCAACCGAAGAATGTAGGCGCCGACTGGCTTGTGGCCATCCCGCCCTGGCCCATCCACGCTAGCTGCGGTGCCTGCTGCTACCAGTTCGGCTCCTCCTCGTCCTCCTCAATGATTTCCGGTTCCAGCAGTTGCTCAAGCGATTTCAGCTCAATGGCATTGAAGTCGATCGGAGGCATTGGCATTCTCCTGACAGCCCTCTTGCTTGTATCTGCGCCAGTCAGGCCGTGTGTCTCCTGATACCGCTGATGCCACTTGCGAATCATGGCCGGAGCGACGAAGCCCTGCAGCAGATTCATGACGCTTGCAGGATCCTCGCCCCGCTCAAACAGCAGATTTGCCGTTGTCCTGAGTATCCGATTTAGATTGCTTCCGCCAGCTGTTGACACTGTTGCTTTTCGGCTGCTGGACATGGTAGTATGACGGAGGTGTAAGCCCCAGCCATCAAGCCAATGAAATCGGCAATTTTTACGGACGCCCAGAACGACGAGCTAAAAGGAGCACTGTCGTCACAGGTCGTCAAGCAGCGTCAGCAGAGCGGTCGCAACCTTTCGTACATTGAAGGTTGGTGGGTTATCCGCGAACTCAATCGTATCTTCGGCTTTGATGCTTGGCATCAGGATCTTGTTGAGATTCGCGCCGTCAGCGAAAAGGCTCGCAAGATTGGTCGCGATCAACGCGATGGCTGGGGTGTTTCCTACATCGCCCGCATCAAGCTGACTGTTCTTGGCGTTAGCCGCGAAGGCGTCGGCGCTGGTCACGGCATTGACGCCGATCTTGGCCTGGCCCATGAATCTGCAATCAAGGAGGCGGCAACCGATGCACTGAAACGTGCTGCCATGACATTCGGCAATCCGTTCGGCCTTGCCCTGTACGACAAGGATCAGCGCTCTGTTGAGGATGCGCCACCCAACGCCGTTCAAGTCTCTGACATTGATCGCGTCAACGCTGAGTTTGTTTCCACGCTTACCGACAAGCTTGAGTCTGCTGGCATCAACAGGACTGGTGCTCTTGCCCTGAGGGCAATCCTTGGGATCAGGAAGTGGGAAGATGTCAAGCCTGGGATCAGGTCGAAACTTATTGCCAATCTCACGCCTGAATACGCTGCGAAGCTCAATGCCGGCCAAAACAGCAAGGGTGAACAGATCATTGAGGTAGGCGAGGACGTTCAAGCTCCTTCTATTTCTGATCTCCAGTCGGCTGCGAAGGACGCGCTCAATGTCTGATCACGAGTTTTACGAAAGGGATGGGCTTGAGTATGCAAGGATTTCCACGATCCTTGGCAAAACAATGCCCATCTTCCATCCTGCCAAGGCAAAAGGACTTGCAATCTGGCAGGAAAGAGAGCCCAACCACCAAGAGATTCTTGAGAAAGCCTGCCGTCGTGGAACCATCATCCACTACATGGCAGAAGGGTATCTGACGGGTGAGCACGTAAGGCACAGTGACGAGTCACCTTCCATGGAAGAGCTGACGCATCACAATATCGGCGCTTACATGCACTACCTTGAACCCTTGCTCAAGGAGATCAAGGAGTCAAACGACGGCAACTGTCCACTTTGGCCAGGGCTCGCTGAATCAAACCTGATCATTGAGGAGGAGCTGTTCTGTCCTTATGGTTTTGCTGGCAAGCCTGACCTCAGGCTTTGGTGGAACCAGAAATACACCGTATGGGACTGGAAAACTTCAAGATCGCATCTTGAGGAAGGCGTTGAAAAAAAGCGCAAGCCCAGGAGCCGCTATCACGAAGGCTTCATTCAAATGAGCGCTTACGCTCTTGCTCATAACATTGCCGCAAAGGAAACCGGCAATTATCCGCCAATCGAGCAGATCGTCATCTGTTCTTGCTACGACTGGTGCGAGCCAACGCTTTTCATTGAGCCGATTGAGAAAATTCGTCAATTTGCCGACGAATTCATTGAGCGCTTCAAGATCTACCAAGAACTTGAAGACTCTTCATTCCCGCGCAAACTCATTCAACCACTACAAGATGCCAGTAACAGCGACTTTTGATGGCTACGTCGTTGAAGACCCAGAGGGAAAAGACGGCGAATATGGCAGATATGTTGATATTGTCTTGAAGGTTTCTCTTGGCAATCGCGAAGTTCACTACGCTCAGGGGCGTTTCTACGGCCGAAAGATCAGCATAATCCTTGAATTCGTTCGCGCAAACGAGTACATGACAATGAGCGGCTCCATCAGCCGCATCATGCCAAGAACCAGAAAGGACGGAATCAAGTGCTGTCACATCTACCTGCGGGACGCTTTCTTTACGCTTCCGCCAAAGCTTGGAGCTGCACCCAGCTTCAACGTTGATCTGTCGAAGGCTTACAGCTTGGAGGAGCCTATTGACAAAGGCCCCATGGCCGACGATAATGAATTGTCACTTTGACCAACCAGCCCCTACCGCATGGCTTCTTTTAATTCCTGTACTTTCAGTGGTCGCGTCGGAAACGACCCTGAACTGCGCTTCCTTGATGGCGGATCAGCAGTGGCGAAATTCAGCCTTGCTGTTGATCGCTATGGCAAAAAGAACGGCCCGAAGCCTGCTCCTCTGTGGCTTCGCGTTGAAGTGTGGGGCAAGCGTGCTCAAACCATCGGAGATCACGTCAAGAAGGGCAGTGCAATCCTTGTTCAAGGAGAGCTTGGCCTTGATGAATGGGAGAAGGATGGCAAGAAAAATTCTTCCATGACTCTTAACTGTTCGCAATTCACCTTCATTGGTGGCGACAAGCCGAAAGGTTCCGCTCCGTCTGGCAGCAAGGGAAGCCGCCCCGAACCCGAAGAGGAAGAGATTCCCTTCTGATCCATGTAAGCTGCTGTTGAATCGGTAGCGAGACATGCTGAGCAGAAATGATCCGTATTACGGTGCTCTGCTTGTAGAAGATGCAAGGCTCCACCTTGGCACGGTTATGGCCGGTCAAGATTCGGAGCCTTTTTTTGCGGCAATGCTGCGAATCGTTGAAGCCAATGTTCATCATGGATACACAACGCTTCGCAACAAGGAAATCAAGCTTAAGGGCATTAAAGACTTTATCCATAGTGTTTACTACGGTCTTGGCGTCAAGAATCTAAATCAATTTATCATTGCTGTAACAAAGTCAGCACTGAAAGAAAGATCAAAAAATAAGTATGCCTATAAGTTTATTGATTGGCTCAGGAAAGAAGACAAGTCATTCGACTTTCCGCCAGAGTTTTTTGAGTTCAGGCGCTTGATTGCATCTGTTGCGAAAGATAGAAGAAAAAGAAAGTACGATAAGATTATTGACTATCGCACTATTAAGTATCTATACCAGATGCAGCCGTCACTGCTTGCTGATGTAGGCCCAGGAAGAAAGTATAAAAACATACAGGAATGCTATTACGCTGAGGGTTATGCGGAAAAGAAGCAAGCTCTCAAGCCGATCAAGCTATTCAAGAATCCGACTAACTTGCAGCTTGAGGAAGCTGGCAAGATCTTGTTTGAGCGTTTCGGTCCGGCTAAGTCTAGGATTCTTGCGTTGAACCTTTTGAGTCATTGCGCCAATGCGCGTGCCGCCAGGGCAGGGGATTCAGGCGCTGATGATGATGATGCTGCAGCCCGGCCCGAATGGGCCTGACTGGCTCACCCTCTCTCTGGATGGCCCCCTGCAGCCCAAGGAGCGGCCACGGCAGGGGCAGGGCCGATCGTTCACCTCACCGAAGTACAGGGCCTGGCTGGCGGCCTCCCAGGCCAGCCTCCAGCAGCAATGGCAGGGGCGCGAGCCGCTGGATCATGCCCTGGTCGGCATCGAGTTTCATGGCCACGGGCGCAGCGATGTTGACAATTTGTCAGGTGCCGTGCTCGATGCAGCTGTCAAGGCTGGCGTTCTGGTGGACGACCGTTGTTCACGCCTGCCGGGAGCTGTGACATGGTGGCAGCCGGCTCCAACAGACCAGCAGCGGACGTACCTGTATCTGCTGCCGTGGTGGCCTCCTCAAAAAAGGTGAGCGCCTGGGCTTGCGCGTTCCGCTCCTGCAAGGTATGATTTCTTGGTCGTCAACGGCTTTTCACGTTGCCCCGCCGAAAAGCAGCCGCCGCCGAGTCGGCTGAAACCACCACCGATAGTTCCACTACCCAACAAATGTCCGAAGCTCCCGCCGAAAACCAGAAGGCCACCACCCGTACCAAGGGCACTCCGCTGTCGTCTGCTGAAATCAAGCAGAAGATGGCCGAGATGGAAGGCAGCCAGATTGATGCTGTCGCCAAGGCCTGCGGCTTCTACACCGAAATCACCGACAATGCCACTGGTGATGTCGAAGTCCGTGTTACCCAGGCGGACCTCAACGAATTCCTGAAGGCTTCGCTTGAAGCTCAGACCGGCATCAAGCTGGCTCCCCCCTCGCGTCCGTATCGCCGCACCAACCGCAGCCCGGTTGTGAAGATCGGCAAGACCGGCAACATTGTGGTTGGCGGCCGTCACACCACGATCGCCGGCTTCCCCTTCGGCGAGGACGTTGATTCCTACGTCAAGATCGAAGCATCGCCCGGTCAGATCGTGATCACCGCTGGCGTCAAGGAAGCCTCTGATCAGGTTGAAGCCGACCTGAGCGACGACCTGGATGGCGAGAGCGATCTGGATCTCTGATCCACTTCCACTGAGTCAACGGCCTCGGGAAACCGGGGCCATTTTTTTACCTGAAAATGTCAGAAACTGATGCAAGCAGTAATGCTGCACGACCAAGCCTTTCGGATCTTCAAAGGGCTGAGGCTGCCTATCTTGCAGCAAGCTGGAGCAAGATGCCCAGGAGTGAGCGCAGGTCGGTGATTCGTCTGTGGTGGCGAACTGGCGTGCGCTTCGCTGATACGTTCGACAACCACTGGCGTCACATCAGCAACAGCATCACTACTGCAAGATTCGCCTGACGAACATGAATCGTACACAACAGGCTATTGAATTTCGGCGCGCTTTTGGTCAAAAGACAATTCAAGCCGGCGTAGCTTGCATCCCGCCCGAATCGCTGTCGGTTCTCAGGATGCAGCTTGGCTTGATTCAAGAAGAGGGCAACGAGTTCAAGGAAGCCCTTGACCTGTGGGTGAAGTTGTCGGAGGGTGGGGAATCCTCTGATAGCGACATCAACGCTGTTCGCCAGGCCAAGGAGTGCGTTATTAAGGAGCTGTCTGATCTTGCTTTTGTATGCGAGCAGATGGCAGCTTTCTTGGGAATCGACCTTGAAGAAGCGATGTGTCGCGTTTTCCGTTCAAACATGAGCAAGCTCGACTCAAACGGAAAGCCCATCTATCGGGAAGATGGCAAGATCCTGAAGGGGCCGAACTACCAGCCCCCTGACCTCTCTGATCTTGTCTGACTACTTCAGCGCTCTTGCAGCCCCAAACTTGAGCATCTTGCACCTCTGAACTGACAGCTCAAAAACGCCAGCCCCAACAGGAGTGCTGGCGTTTCTGATCTTGTTAATTCTCGCGTTGCCAATAAAAGCGGCCTTGGTTTTCAGGACTTGATTAAGTTCCTGAACTGCCTGGGCCGCTTCTGCTAGCTTCCGTTCAGCTTCGTCAAACGCTGCAGAGATCTCTTCGCGTTCCGAGTCTGCAAGTGGAAACATCTTTTACCTTGTTCAATGTGATTTGAGTCCAGTCTGGATACATGGATTCCAGGTGCCGGAGTGCGGACGCATTTCCACCTATCCACCCCTCAAGGCAGCCAACCGCAGGGAGTGAATCCCCCCTGAGGACTAGAAATCGGTAAGAAGCGCGATCCATGCCTGCTATCTTACATCACAATCAACCTTTTGTCAGTTGGCGCGAACATTCAAGGGGAAGACGAGGTTCCCGTACCGCATCCTGATCGTCCCCAAGGATCAACCGGCCAAGCCGAAGCCATACGTCGGCACCCAGCAGTGGAAGTACAGAGCGCTCTATAACATCAGGATGATGCTATCTATTCAGATTCACAAGGCATCAAGACGTGCAAAGTGGAAATGGTATCAGTTTTACGCTGTTCGTGGATACGGTGCGCCAGGGAGGCTTGAGTTCGTCTGTCCAGTATCTGGCATGATTGCGACGCCTATCAGGCAAGAGCAGGCTGTGTCGCTAAGAAAATACTGGGCAAACTGTGCCGCGAAGTCAAAATTGATACTTAAATGGCTTGATAGCTTTCCGCCGCAGCGATACACGAAAGAGCTAAATCATTATCTACTCAGGTTGATCGTCATCACATACGGCCAGCGGGAAATAGACGAGTACACTGAGCTAAATCCTTTCACGAAGCCGAAGCTGTGGCAAGAGCAGTTCAATACCACCAGCGATACACCGCAACAGGATGGCCACAGTTTACCTCTTCACAAACTATCAACAGAATTGCCCTGTGCAGAAAGGCTCTATGCCCTGACAGATCTTTAACTGTTAAATTCAAGAACTGTTATGAATCCGACTCGGTTGCTCAACGGTTCTGTAAGCTTGAGTTTCTGTACGGTGAATACTTTACTGAAAACCTGAAGAAGATTGACGAGCTTGGCTGGGGTGGAATGTTCACCACGCCAAAGTTTGCACTGGAGGGAGCGTTCTATCCCTTCATTCGCTGCTTGCAAAGACATCGACCAACTGATATTGGCTGTATCTGGATCGGCACTAAACATGAGTATCCACGTATCTTTGTTGACAATCGCGTAGCTGACTGGATCTGCCCTTACTCGAAAATGGGGCACATTATGACTGAGCCATTTGAGCCACTTGGCAACGTGCTAACTAACTGGAATCGTTTATCTGACAAGCGAATGTACCCCTGTCTTGATCTTCCGCCGATCCCGGAGCTGTAGGGATGACGATTTGCAACGGTATCGCCTGACACCGGCTTGCAGGTCGGCTGCGCGGTAGGATCTGCAAGTTCCCGCAGAACGCCATGGCATCCCAACCAGCCGTCACAAACCTCATCAGCCATCACTCGATGGAGCGGCAGCAGCCCGTTGCTCGGACCCTCCATGAGCAGATGATGCTGATCGCGGAGCCGATCATCCAGCACAACTGGACCGACGTGGCGATTCACGACCGCGACAAGCTCCGCACCCTCCCCGTGGGCCACACGGCCTACTGGATCGTCACCCAGATGGGCAGCTACCTCAGCCCGGCCTACTGCCGCCTCTCGGACCGTCCCAAGTGGACCTCCGGGTGCCTTGCCAGCCTGGCCCCGGTTCAGGTGCTGGTGGCCCGGTGGATGGGTGAAGCCAGCAAGTTTCAGGGCAGCACGCCCTGGAGGCGCTTCCACGACCCCTATCGCGACAAGCACTGCTTTCTTGTCACAAAGACGGATGCGAAGAATGGAACCGTCGTCCCGATCCCCTACATGGAACTGGCCGAGCTGGCAGTTTGCAAGACCCGCCCCGTCGTTGAATGGGTCGAGTATTGACGGCATGGCCGCCTACCTGTAAGATTCCATCAGCTGCAACCCAGCAGCCCCACCAACCAACGATTCTACAAATGCAAGCCCCCGCAAAATTCCCCCTGGTTGACAACATGCGTCGCTATGGCGGCAACTTTGTCTCCAGGCTCGCCGACGCAATGGTTGCCGCCGATCCCGGCAACTACCGGCGCCTGTGTTCCGCCTTTCCTGACATTGTGCAGAAGTACGCCAGCAAAGAGCAGTCTGTCCAATCCGCCACCTGAGGAATTGCGATGACTATTGAAATCCTTTCCCACAAGCCCTACGGCCCCTACCAGTCGATCAACACAAAAGAAGAAGTCAGTTCACTGGCTGAATTCATTCGTCAAGTTCGCAGCTGCTTTGACGAAGCCGTTACTGCCGTGGCAGTTATCAAAGATGGTTTCGCGGTTGCCCTGTGGATTGCCGAGCCTGACATTGATTGCGACATCGACGGCCCATACGAAGTCAAGCCGGCGTATCCAGGTCAAGAGTTCGTTCGCTACGAAGAAACCAGCAAGAGCTTTTGGAATCATGTGGCTGGGTACTTCGGCGCTCGTTACATTCCAGATGACGTTGGCTTCATCGCCAAGTTTCCAAGGCCAGCTCAACAAGATTCCGTCAATCAGTATCCAGACGGAGCGGAGGCGCTGACGGCAGCTGAGCGCAATCCATCTATAGTCGGATAGTCGCCGACCTAACAAGATGCCAGTTCTACTGATTTCTTACACAACAACCAACGAGGGCCATGCGATCAAACACGAAACCGAGTGGGTATCCCCTACCGGATGGACAGAAGAGCGGTCAGTCGAATCCTTCACGTTCAGGCACCCAAATACCATCATCACTGGGGTTTCTGACATCACGCCAGATCTTGAGCGCGAGAAAGGAGCATCACCTGGGCAGGCATGATCGCTGGGATAGGGGACAGCAGTATCAGCGTGATGTTCGGTGGCAGTCTATTGCTGCAAGAAATCGCAGCCAAGCAGATCCGTCACTCGGTCTATGGGCTGCTATCGCACTGACCCTTCTCTCTGGGCTTTCCCTTGCATCGGTCGCCTTGAACAATGAAAAGCTGCTGATGATGCTTCAACCTCAAGTTGAAAAGCTGAAGTGATGTGGAAAGATCCACTTGAAAATCTCTCGCTTGATGATCCGAATGCTCTCTATGAGCCGGAAGACAACAACTTCATCCATGTGACAAGTAGTGGCGGTCGCATTGGCCGCCTTTACTGGCACAACCAGGGTCGGTTTGAAATTCAGCTATTCAACAATGACGGAACAATCCACGAACGCGACATCTGGGAGATCCCAGGAAGCTTTTCCTTTGTCTGGACAGTCTTCGACTACTTCGTCTGGCTCATGTCATGAAGCTACGCCGCATTTCCTGAGGGAAGAGCTTTTTGAGCTTGTTGGCGAATGGTTCGAGCAACTGTTTGGCACCAAAGAAAAGCCAGAAGCTGCAGCTTACGAAATTGCTCGACTTGCCGCCAATCACGCGGCAATAGAGGCGCTCTACAGCTTGCGCGCTCGCATGGGCGATCGAACCTATCGCTACCAAGAGGACGATGGAACTCTGACCTATGACCAAGCAGAGAAACTTGCTTTTGATGGACTGGCAGCCTTGGAGCAGCGTGAACGACAGGTTGAGCGAGAGGCTTGCTGCAAGTACCTGAATGATGAAGCCTGGGAGGGTCTTGGTGATAAGCTTCGCGCTCACAGGGCTGTAAGTGATGTAGTCAGTCTTGCACCAAAGCCACAGTTCAGTCCAGGCATTGAAACCGGATCGGTTTGGCGATCTAGGAGTAAACCGGAGGTAGGAATCTACGTTGTCATTTACGGTGGATACCGTGTAATTGGTCGAAACCCACAAGGGCACGCATTCCGATCTTCTGTTGGATCTTTTTTGCGAGCCTTTAGGAAGGTTTCAACTGAGTCGGTTTTCCTTGGCAGGTAGGTTCCGGCGATTCCGGCGATCCAAATTCAGTAAGCGATGGCGCTGCTATGGCCCGCCCTCCCATTCCGTGATATGATCGGGCTTGCGGGCGGCTATCAGTTCTCGCTCCTCATCGGCCTGCTCCACCCCGTTCCCTCAATCCAACCAACGCAAATCCCATGACCTCGGTTCCCCGTTTTCCCATCACCGAATTTGCCGACAGCATTGTTGGCACAAGCGTCAGCGACGCAATCTCAAGCCTCGGTGGCAATGACACTGTTCTTGGAGATGCCGGCAGTGACTGCCTTGATGGTGGCGCTGGCAACGACAGCCTTGACGGCGGCGCCGGCAACGACACGCTGCTCGGCGGCCTGGGCAATGACACGCTGATCGGCGGCGATGGCAACGACAGCCTCGTAGGAGGCCAGGGAGATGACCTGCTCTGCGGCCTGGCAGGCCGGGACACCCTGATCGGCGGAGCAGGCAATGACAGCCTCGGGGGAGGCGCTGACGACGACCTGCTGCGTGGCGGCGCCGGAAACGATCTGCTCCAGGGCGGCGCGGGCAATGACACGCTGGTTGGCGGGATCGGCAGCGGAGAAATCGACAAGCTCTGGGGCGGTCGTGGAAATGATGTTTTCGATGTAGTTGGGTGCTATGTCGGTGGCGGTCCGAATGATTACGCGAGAATTATGGACTTCTCTGTTGCGGAGGACAGGGTGAAACTTACGCACGGTGCTAGCTATCGCTACGCGCAATCCAATGGATCGACCATTGTTTATTGCGGTGATGATACGGCGTTCGTGCTTGATGGCGTGTCGCTTGGGTCCGGCGTGATCACGGCGGCTACTTCGTGGGCTATCACCTGAAGTCGCTGGCAACACTGAACTCACCTGTGCAATCCATCCATGACATCACTGCCAACACCCGAACAACTCGCGAGCCATCAGAAGTGGCTGAGTGGCGACGCCGCTGGCCAGCGGCTAATTCTGAGGGATGCCGACCTGAGGGATGCCGACCTGAGGGATGCCGACCTGAGCGGTGCCGACCTGAGGCGTGCCGACCTGAGGGGTGCCTACCTGAGCGGTGCCGACCTGAGGCGTGCCGACCTGAGGCGTGCCGACCTGAGGGATGCCGACCTGAGGGATGCCGACCTGAGCGGTGCCGACCTGAGGGATGCCGACCTGAGGGGTGCCTACCTGGAGGATGCCGTTGGCCTCCCTGTTGCGGCCGATGCCTCGGAGCGATTGCAGGCGGTTGCCCGAGCAGCGCTAAAGCCAAATGCGCTCAAGATGACTGCCTGGCATTCATGTGAAACCACGCATTGCATGGCCGGATGGGCCGTGCATCTAGCCGGTGAACCCGGCCGACTTCTTGAGTCCGCGCTGGGCACGGAAGTTGCTGGCTTGTACCTGCTCGGCGCAGAAGCGCACAGTCACTTCTTTGAGGGCGACGAGCAGGCTCGCGAGTTTCTGCAGGGTGTTCTCGCCATCCAGCAGTAAAGCAAACCACTAACACCATGGAACATCCAGTCACCCCACCTCCTGAGCTGGTGGAGAAATGGAGAGACGAAGCGCTCAATTCATTCCCTGATGACGAAAATCCGTGCCCTTGCGACATTGATGATGCACGGGATGAGCACATCGCCACCCAAGCCGCCCGCTGGGGCGCCGATCAGGAGCTGGAAGCGTGCTGTGAGTGGCTGCGCAACAACGGCCTATTTGAAACCCGAATTGGCCACCTCCGCGCCGCCCGCCGCCCGAAGCCGCAAAGCCTGAAGGAGCAGGCGCTTGAAGCGCTGGCCGCTATTCAGGCTGGCGATGCAGTTCCCAGGAACGGCGCTCAGACCAATGCGATCCGCCACGCCCTTGAGGCGCTGCCTGACTGACCGCCACTCCATAAGACCGATCATCTTCTACAGCTATGGCCATCTCGCCTATCTATCTGGACCGCCACGGAAATGGCAACATTGGCCGCTTTGCCTGGGTCAACTCTGACACCCGCCGAACGTGCAGTAGCTGGACCTTCTGGGGTGACTGGTGGTGGGACACCAGTGGCGAGCGGCGGCCCACAGCCTATGTCGAGAACACTACCCCCGAGCTGTCCGCCGACCCCACCAACACCACGGAGACGACTGATGACTGACTGGAGAGCACTGTGTACTGAGCTGACCAATGAGCTGCATGGCTACAAAACAGCCAGCCCGATGCACGATCGCTCCCTGCTCTACCGCGCCCGCGCCGCCCTGGCTGAGCCGCAGGGGGAGGGGCCTATGCCGCAGTCAACCCTTTTGCCCTGCCCATTCTGTGGAAGCCGGGCCAATCTGGAAGATCACAGACTGCTGTGGTTTGTTCGCTGCTCCAGTTGCAGCGCCTGTGTTTTTGGTGATCGCGCCCCAGAACCAGAGGAGGAGCTGCCTGATAGTTACTGGCAACCGTTTCGGCAGTCGGCCATAAACGCTTGGAATCGTCGCCCCGCCCTAATCACCATCACCACCATCACCACGGAGACGACCAATGAGCACTGACTGGAAAGCTCTATGCGCTGAGCTACTGGAAGCATGGGATGAGCTGCCGTGGCAGTACGACTGGAAGGGCGATCTGGTGTCGCTCAGCGAAGCCGTAGAGATTGACTTTGGCGTAGCGGACCGCGCCCGCGCTGCCCTGGCTGCAGGCGATGGACCGGCTGTGCCCGAGGGCAGGGAACCGGCCTCCGTCGCTGGGGAGCCTAGCGATGATGACATCATGGGGCTGATGCCCCAACAGATGCACGATGACCTGGCCGCTGCGGCACGTGCCCTGGGGTTTCAGGCCGGCACTGTCAGCCGTCGCGCCATGGGCGCGATGCGCACCATCCTCAACCGCCATGCCGTAGATCTCGCCCTCGCCGCCCTCGCCCGATGGGACCGCCCCGCCCCGGCGCCACGGAGACGACTGATGACTGACTGGAGAGCGCTGTGCGCTGAGCTGCTGGCTGACTACGAGCAGCACCTGTACCGCTCCGTTCTGGCGGACAAGGCCCGCGCCGCCCTGGCCGAGCCGCAGGGGGAGGGGGTGACGGATGACGAATGGGATGCGCTTGTTGAGCGTTCATGGGACAAATATCAAACCGTTGGCTATCAAGGCGAACGGTTTATGTACGACAGCGATTTTGGCAATGCGCTGGATTACGTCCGCAAGGAACTCGCCCGCTACGGCCACCAGCCCGCGCTACCGGCCGCCACTTCTAGTGGAGAAAAAAATGAAGACTGAACACAGCTGCATCAAGAAGAAAATTCCTCCCTTGGAGCTGCTGCAGGATTGCCTTGAGCTTGATCCAGCCGTTCCAAGTGGACTTCGCTGGAAAAAGTCAAACCGTAACAAGCCAAATTCCAATGTAGGCCGACCGGCTGGATGGAGAAATTTTCAGGGGTACTACAGGATTGAGCTTTTCGGAGTTCAGTATTCTTGTCACCAGCTGGTTCTCGTGATGAACGGAATCATGCTACCGCCAGGATGTAGCGAGGTGGATCACATAGATAGGAATCCAAGCAATAATTTAATAGGAAATCTAAGATGGGCCAGCCGCTCAACAAACATGAAAAATAGATCAACTAGGGGATCCATGCCTTGGCGCTTTATTTCGCCTGCACCTCCATCTGGAAGAAAGACCAGGGCACAATATAAGCATCCACGAACCGGAAAAAAGATTCACGTCGGTACATTTGAAGATCCGTATGAGGCTCACTTGAACGCCATTATTCATCGTCTTGAAAATCACTGGATTGACTAATGAAAGAACCGATCGAGGCAGCAACACAGCGAGGGGTGGGGGAAGCCGCGCTCGTTCGCCGCATGTGCGAAATCATCCTGGGCAACACGTTCGGCAACGAAGAGCTGGACTCCCTGGCGCTGCTTGTTGGGCATCATCCTGATGTACTAAATGCGTCCACGGTGCCCGTCTCCGCTCCCCCGCCGGTTGCTGAAGGGGAGGTGGGGGAGTTGGTGGACAAGTTGCGCGTGTACTCCAGCGAGTGCTCGCCGCTCTGGGCTGGCCTGCTTAGGCGCGCCGCTGACATCCTCACCCGCCTGGCGCTGCAGCCGGTATCGGTGAGCGAGCGGCCCTGGGAGCGCGAGGGGTGGTGCGATGGCGATGGCCGGTGCTGGTGCATGTCGACGCTTGACGGTCCACCACTCCGCTGGTGGCTGGTTCGCCCTGAGCCGCTGTCCGATGGCTTTGTGCTCCCCGCCCACGCCCTGCCCCTGCCTGCGGGGGGGGGTCCCAGCCATGAGCGACACCAACCGCCCGCCGCTGTGGGAGGTGATTGAAAGCTGCGACGCATACATGGTCATTCACGGCCTTTTGCGGCGCAAGTTGATTGCCATGCTGATCCGCGCCCTGCGTGACTGGCTGGTGCCGGAGGAAACTCCGATAACCGACAATCTTCCACGAGGATGCTATTCAACTTCGTCCATTAAGCAAGATGAACGCCAACGCCTCCGCGCCCTGCTCGCCGCTGAGGCAGAGCGGGCAGAGCGGGGCGACCAATCCACAAGTGAGAACGTTTACCCCAACGGTGAAACATGAACAACGTGCGAACATTCCCGTCTGGTTGGACAACAAAAATAGATACGCCATGCCCTCTGTTGGCACCTTGCTCAGATTGCAAGCAACTCTTGCCAGTTGTTGACTTTTATCCAGCGAAAAACAAAAGAAAGACCATTCTAGGAACGTCAATAGTTTCCATGTGCCCGAAGTGTGCAATTGAGCGGTATAAGAGAATTGATCCGCGACTGAAACTCTTGTACGCAGCAAGGCAACGAGCCAACAAGTTTGGCCTTGAGTTCACGCTAACGGTTGATGACATTGTGATTCCTGAAGTTTGCCCCATTCGTGGCATCAAAATTACCGATGGAACTGGCACCGGCCCCCGCAATAGTAGCCTTAATTCAAGCTCTGCTAGTCTGGACAGGATTAACAATCAGCGTGGATATACCCCCGATAATGTCAGAGTTATCAGTAGGCGAGCCAATCTTGTCAAAAGCAATGCAAGTCCAGCAGAGTTGATTCGCATCATTGTCTACATGATTGAAAATGAGCACGCTCTTGAGAAAGAAGACATAGCCCTCTTGAAGGGCTTAAGGGATTTGCTCAACTCTCACCAATTCGGTATTGAAAGTGACCAACCAAATGGCTGAACTACCCCTCTATCCCGACGAATACAAGAAACTTGTCGAATCAATCTATGAGGACCTCAACCGCCAAGACAGAATTAGAGAAGAAACTGGGTATCCCTGTATCACGCTTCCACGCGGGTTTCAGGCTGCCGCTGTCTCCATCTTTGCCGACAGGAACGGACTCCATGAATTGCCGATGGGACGTTTTGAACTAATTGCACGCCCTAGAGGCCCGCGTAACAGCGTGCAAGGTGCTCTCGTGTTTCACCCCAGCCTTAGTGGAGGAGACTGATGACCTGGCAACCAATTAAAACAGCACCAAGAGACGGTCAATTTTTCATCGGCGCAAATGCGGAAGAGGTAATCATCTGCAACTGGCCAAAACAGATCAGGACTGATTACGCGCCTGGTAAATGGAGACGTGGTAGAGGAGAGTGGAATGGATCTTTTATACCTACCAAATCTCCGCTAACCCATTGGCAGCCGCTGCCGTTCAAACAACTACCACTTCTGGTGTAGGACGCTAAAGATGGCCGTTTGTGAAAACTGCAATGGCGTTGCTTATGTCACTGAAACACGCAGGAATCAGTCAGGCGATGTTCGTCGTCGCTTCCGATGCAGGAGCTGCGACTTTGCATGGACCGAGCTGAATGGAATTGCACCCAAAGGTGCAGCACCAGAGGTAAGGCTGTCTGACGAGGTAATCCTTGACATCCTGACTGATACGTCCCCTCAGTATGTTCTCGCTGATAAGCATGGATGCAGTGCATCCGCTATTGGCAGAATACGCCGTGGTGAAATGCACGCGAACATCCACCCTGAGATACCAAGATTCAAAAGCAAAACCAAAACAGGCAGGAAAACCTGCAGGAAATGCACTCATTACAGGGGTATCAGGCAAGACCCGTGCGACCTGGGGCACAGGGATCCGGTTGAGGAGGGCTTGACATTTGCCTCCTATTGCTCTAACTTTACATTGATTCCAAAGGACCAATGAACGAATCCGAGCTTGAAGTTCTTTTCCGTGAGTGGTGGAAACAAAGCTTTCCAAATTCCCCTCCTGGAAAGCACGCCATCTCAACTCACATCGGATGGGCGCAGTATCTACTGCAGCATGTCAAAAGCGAATCCCAACAGGAGGAGCAGCAGTTTTGAGTGAGGCCAAGGATGTAGCCGCTTGGAAATCAATCCTTCGTCAATGGATTAAAAGGTTTCCAAGCGGAACGATCTTTCGATCAAAGGATGTATTTTCTTGGGTTGCCGATGGCGGCGTTGACTTGAATTCCGGCGATCTCAAGCCTATCAACAATGCAGGTCGTGAAACCTGGCGTCACAGGGTAAGCAGGGCTCTCAAGCAACTGCACGGAACCCGTGAACTTTCGCATCCCGGCATCTCCAGTCACGCATGGAGGATTCCATGAAAAAAGTGTTCTGGTCGCCAGAAGAAAAAGCTGCCCTTGAGTCTATTGCAGGCAATGTTTTGCCAACCATGATCTTCAGCGCCTACAACAGATGGGCAAAGAAGAATGGCTATACAGAGCGCACTAGGCAGTCTATCGCAAGTGCGATGGGCAGGCGCAAGGTTTCACGCAAGGCCGAGGGCGACTGGATAGCCGCTTCGTACATTGCAAGTACCTTGGGCACCAGCATTGACGTTCCGCAGCGATGGGCAGAGAAAGGGCTGATTGAGTCCTACAAAAATGCGGGCAGCAAGTCAAGGCGCTATTTCAGGCGTGCTGATGTCGTTGCCCTTGCCCGCAATCGTCCAAGCGTGTTCGGTGGAATTGATCGCCAGAGGCTTTTTATGCTCCTGGAGGACGAGGATCTTGCGGATTTCATCGCCCAGAACTTCCCGAAACCCCGTGGATCTGGTAAGATGGTTCAGGCCGTCGAAAGCGGTCGCATCTACGAAAGCGTCACCGCCGCCGCCAGGGATGTTTTTGCAACGTCTCAGGGCATCCATTCAGCGATGAAAGTCGGCGGAACATGCGCTGGTTATCACTGGAAACGAATTGAACCAAATGGATTATCAACTGTCAGTCAAGCTGCGTAACTGCATCACGGCTCGCGCTCACTTGTATGGCGCAGAGGCTCTGATTCTTGAAAAAGAGGCTGATGCGCTGGCCGAGAGGAGCGGTCCGGCTCCGGCGACCATTCAAGACGCGAACCCCTTTCACCTGGAGGCCCTGAGCCGCGCCCAGCTGGCCCACCAAGCCCGCCGCCGGTACTTCCGGGAGCTGGAGGCAGTCGATCTCCTGGGCGGCCATTCAAGCCCGTTTCGGGAGCTGGGTTGATGGCTGATCCTGTCAGCGTGGCAATGATCTTATTGCTGGTAGTAACCATTTTTGTGTTCCTTATTGTTTGCATACATCTACCTTAGACAGCCGGATATGGAAAATGCCATTCAGGTAGCACAAATCTCACTGCTGGCCACAATAGTTGCCGGTTTAGCCGCTGCTGTCGTCTGTGCAGTCATTTTGCTGGTCTACTACACATCAAAGATTATCAAATGAAGCACATCGCTCTCTGGAGTTCAACGCCGCAACAGGGTAAATCAACTATTGCCCACTACCTTGTTCATTGCCATGGCTATCAGGCCCTGAGTTTCGCATCTCCTTTGCTTGAGATGGTGGAAACTTTCTTGATGCACCACGGCCTCAACATTGAGGACATTGAGCACTATTGCTACGAAGCAAAAGAAACGCCCATCCCTGGCGTTGGCAAAAGCTACAGGCATCTTGCCCGCACGCTTGGCACAGAATGGGGCCGCAGTCTTGTCAAGGAAACAACTTGGCTGGATGCGTTTGAACAAAAGTTTGACCGCCATTCAAGCAAGTATCCGATCGTTGTTGACGACATGCGGTTTCGCAATGAAGCCGCATTGCTCATGAGTAAGAAGTTTTTACTTGTTCATGTTCATCGCGAAAATGATCGCAGCTCCCTGAGCGATACCCACCAGTCGGACGTAGAGCTATCTTCTTTTGCTGACTGGGATCACGTCATTGACAACAATGGCACGCTTGACGATCTGTACGAATCCGTAAAACAAATCATTAGCTGATTACATGCAAACATCCAGCAAAGCCATTCATCACGACGACAATCCAGAAAATCGCAAGCCTCACGCATTTCGCATTCAGAGCGAAGCGCTTGGTCGCACTGTTTATGTGACCGAGCTGGCGACCATCCATGTTGACGATCTGCGAACGCTGTATCACGAAATTTATTGTGATCGGCAGTCCATGTTCAAGGCTGTCAACGAGTTCACGATCGAGCTGCAAAAAGCTGCACATGCTAGCAGTCAGGATAGGGAGCACATTGAATCCAAGCTCAACCAGCTGAGCCGAAAGATCAATGTCTACAACTCGTTCTACAAGCTGATTAAGCGCGAAGTTACCTGGCGTGTTTCGCTGCACAATGTTGCTAAAGCGAAAATCGTCATTCAAGCGAAGCAGGTCGGGCTAAACGATGCCCAGATCAATGCGCTGCTTGATCCTGATAATTGCATTCATAAGCTGTTCACTATCAACAATTATCCACGCTCGACAACGAAGCGGAAGGGGATCACTGTAGCTGACCGGCTTGAGTCCATGCGCAACGAAATGTTCATGGCAGAGTTCTGCAGCATCCTCAGTAAAGAGTTTGATGCGCCAGAGCTTGCCGACATTCGCGCAGAAGCTTCTGCAAATGTCGAGAAAGCTGTTGACTGGAAACAGATCGAGTCCATGCTTAACGAACACCTGCCTGATGACAATGGAGTTCTCCAACTTTGAGAAGCGTCTGCTTCTTGTCTGCATCAAGTTTCTGTATCGTGCCGGTCCTCACTACATTTCCATGCTTTGGGATGGTGACAACCCACCAAAACAAGAGGCATGGGAAGAGTGTAAACTGCGCATGAAAAAGCTTTACAAACGAATCAAGGATAGTATTGATGACGGCTGCATCCCAGACCCTAAGACTAACCGACACCATTTCCGTAACCGGGCAAAGGTTTAGGTATGTGTTCACTATCCAGCGCAAAAAGATTTGCGTTGACTGCTGCCGAACCGAGCGCGAGAAGTTTGCGTTAGATGCAAGCTGGCTTGTGATTGGCGATCAAGTTAATCGCACGGGCCTGCCCCTTAAGTGCGACAACTGCGGCGGTAGTATCGCCAGCAGGCCCGTCTCACCGTGAGACTCACCCGTATCTTACAGGAAGTGGCGTGTAAACGCATGTTAAAAATCGACTTGCGCCCCGTATAAAATGTGCTATCATGGCATCAAGCGCGGGGAGAGGTGCGCCTCGCGTGCCACCGCTTAAGTTTCTAGCTTGAGTTTCTAACTTGAGTTTCTAGCTTGAGCTTCTGCCAAAGTTACTGCATGACTCTTGCTACGCATCTTGATGCTCAGTTGTTTCCTGAGTGTCTAAATGTTCTGATCGTCACGCTTGAAAATGCTGACGGCAATGCTTGGAACAAGCTCAGGCGCGAGCTTGAGTCTATCTACAAAACAAGCAAGCCTAACAGCTACCTGCCACTTGCCACTGCTTGCTGCATTGACTACGCAACGCAGCACTTCTGGTCTGCGTTTCCTGGACGTGATGGCTTTAAGACTCAGTGGCTGATTCACAATCGTAGTAAGTTGATTGCTGCTGCCGCTGTTGCGATTGCCAATGGCGAACGCCAAGAGTTTGATCTTGGTAACTTCTCTGATCTCTACGCTGCTTGATTCAATGAAGAACAATTCATCTACTCTGAACAGCCGCGATCTGTCTATTAACTTTGTTCGCGTGCTCGCTCCAGCTGGTTGTGACATTGGCTCCTTTCTTCGTGAGGCAATTTGCCTTGCCCTTGCGCATGGCGTCAAGGTCCAAGCTGTGTTCAATGAGAAGACATACAGAATAGATCCATTGGAAGTCGTTGATTCTGTTATTTATGCAAACGCAGTTACACCAGTAGGTTGAGATGGCTAACCTGACAATCCTTGGCGAGATCCCCAAACTTCGCCGCGAACTGTGTGAGCTTCTGGTTGCTATCAAGAAAGATACTGACTGGAAAACTCTCAGAGCAGACTTCAAGCAATCACCCGACTACTGTGAAGGTGACTCCCCCTGGCTTGACGTAACAATCGGCTGCACGTTCAACTTCATTGACGCAACGATTGACTGGGGCTACCAAACCGGGGACAACAGCTCCACGGGTGGAGCCTATGGGCACCCTAAATGGTTCACCTGTTCATTGCAGCCACGCTCAAACTGCAAGGAAGTAGCCAACGATCTAATCAATGAAATCCATAGTTGTATTGCTGAGCTGTCAATGCTACCTGCTGGTGTGCGATGATTCTGTATTACGTTCGCGTTCAGTCAAGCGACCGTTGCGACGCCTATGTTATTCGCGGAGCCGACGGTCTTCCTGCTTGGACGTGGAACAAGCCTGTTCCACTGTCGCTTGGCGAAGCTGAGATTTTGCGTCGCGATGCTGCTCGCATAACTGGCGGCACACTCAAACTTGAAGAGTCTCGCAATGACTAACTACACCGTCATGCCTACTAACTCGCCAATCTTCGACTCAGCTGGCATGGAACAGATTGAGTCAGGCGAGATTGTGATGGGCGCTCGGCTTAAGTTGCTTGGCTGGAGTCGGACCGAAAGGTTTACTAGCTATACGCTTTACCGCAACCGTCGCAATCAAGTTATCGGGGCAACCATCTTTCGTCCGCAGGATGGACCCTGTGAGCACACGCACTACGCATTGAAACTTCCGAGCAATGGCTAACCGTCACCTTGGCTACCTGCAACAACAGGTGTATGACTTCCTTGCTAAAACTGGCAAGCGTCACTACATCAGCCACGATCACCAAACTGTCAAGATTGCGAAGTCTCTTGAGCGTCGCGGTCTAGTCAAGCTGACAGATTGTGGAATGTGTACGGCATCCGGTCGCACTGTCTACATGGCACAAATTGCTGACGCATCATGAATCCATCACTTGAGCAACTGGCGATCACCTTGTTGTGGTCAGAAAATGACAACGCCGATGAGTCAGGTGGCGAGCCGCTTGACGCAAACTACAGCGTAACCGACATCGACGAAGCATCATTGCAGAAACTGCATAAACGCTTTCAGTCTTTTGTTGAGCGGGCTGAGCAGCTGCTAACTGCCAAGTTTGGCGGTGACTGGTCCTCTATTGACGACTTCTACATCGGAGCCAGCAACGGCAGCTACCAGACCGAGCACGACTACATCCTGACTGTCAATGGTCATGGTGTTGGCTTCTGGGAGAAGCATGACTGGCAGGAAGCTGCTGGTGAGATTCTGACAGCCCTGGCTCAAAAGGAAACTGAGATCCACGCTTACGTTGGTGACGATGGCAAGATCTGCTTGGAATAGCTGCGTCAGAACGCTGTCTGCGGCTGCCAGCTACCTGTCTGAGACGCCTCTACTGTCTGGCCCGGTTCATTACCTATCCGCCAACTCAGGCCCCTTCCTGGCCGATCCTGACGCTACCTGCGACGATGCCCAAACAACGCGATCCGTTGCGCTTCACACGCAAAGAGACTGTCGAACGCTTACAGGAAGTCAAAAGTTACATTGGCAACAAGGAGCGTCTAGCTTTCCGTTTCGCCAAGCTTCAATGGCTTCCTGATGGCTACCTGCCTGATGATGATGAAAGTTACTACTCTGCGCCAAGACTTGAGCCAGAGCGTTTGACGCTGCTTGGCGAACGAGCAACCATCTTAACAGCTAAGCACTGGAATGAAGATCGTAGCTTCAGGAAGCTGAACGCCATTGACTTCGTTTGCTGGGATCTTGGCGGACAAGCATCTATCGGTCTTGTCATTGACATCGGCTTCTATTCGTACAAGCGTCACGATCAGCCTGACAAAGAAGACGAAACTGGTACAAAGTTTGCGTCTGTCTGGCTGGGTACGTGGCATCACGCTCCAATTCTTGCATGGCGTCATGCCAAGTCTCCATCTATCACTGTTGACTCACTTCCTAGGTATTCTGATCTGATTAAATGAGGAACATCCTTCTTGAGGTCAAAAGCATTCGCCGCTGTGAAGGCGGTCACACTGCTTCGCTTGTTGCCAATGGTCGTAAGGTTGCGTTCGTTGGTCCCGACATTCTTGAATGGACAAACCATTCTCAACGTGTTGACGTACTTGAATGGTTTGCAGCTAAGCATAACATTCGCTTGAGTACCGAACCGATCAAGCTAAAGGAAGGCTGGGAGAAAGCTGTTCCTGACTACAAAGAAGATCGTTACGAAAATACAGAGAAGCGACTGATTGAATGGGTTGAGCGTCACATACTTGCACAGGAAGTTATCAAGCGCTGTAAAATTTCCGTGCTGTGCCTGGATGATCTTGGCGAGTTCTATGAGTATCCGTGGTCTGAGAAAGCAATGCCATCTGCTATGTGGTCTGTTGTTGCCACAACTCGCTGGAAGTGCTTTAACAAGATGACGAAGGAGGAGATTGTTTCGACTATCGTTAATCTGAGGCGTAAACCTACGTTAATGGAGCACGAATGATGCGGCCTTGAGTGCGCCAGCCCCGCCTTAAAATTGCATTAAAAGTGCAAAGGCCGCCTGTAAAGCCCGTGTTACTTTTCCGTTACATGCGACTTGACCTTCAAGGTCGGATGCGGTACAATGGCATCAAGCGGTGGGGAGGGTGTACCTTCTCGCCAGCTGTCTAAGTTTCTAACTGAGCTGATCGCTTAGTTGTAACTTCTTCACTCAACTACTTCATTTCTATGGACCTTTCTAAGTTCGTTGTGCTGTCTGCTGACGGCACGTTCTTCCGTTGCGGAAGGGAGTCCGCTAAGTGACTACCCACTACTTTGATACTGGCGTTCACTATCCAGGTAGCCACACTAATCCACCGCTTACTTTGTACGGTAGACAGGTTGTTCGCGGCGGAAACGTTCAGATTCCGTTTGAGTGTGAGGTGCCTGACAACGCTATCTTCAAGTTTGCTTCAGATGATCCAGAAGCCGACAAGTCAGGCAAGTTATACAGAGCCGAGATCACCGATCACGAAGTACCGGGTGGCTTAGCTTCGAGATACGCTTTCTTTCTGATCCCTTGCAACTAACTGGCAATCATGCAAACTCCAGTCATTCCGTCGCCAGCTGACATTCCGGTTGGCATCATTGTCCGAACTGACTTCTGTATCTACAGGGGTCGCAACAGTTACCGCGCAATTCACAAGCGCGATGCGCAAACTACCTGGAAGACGATCATACAGTCTCCGGGTAGTGATACTGGTCACGAGAAAGTGTTAGCTGCATGGATCGCTAACTTCACCGGCTCGGAATCCAAGGGTTTCGTCGCTGACTACAAAGTTGTTGCACGCGGCGGTGACTGGAATGGTTACCACTGGGTTCTCCAACCAACAAACTACAACTGATGAAACTCACTCGACTTGTTATCTGTGCTTGCGTCGGTTCTCTGCTTGGTGTTCTCGGCGTAACTATTGCGCTTGGCCAACGTACTGCCCAGTACAACGATCAACTTACCTGCCCTGCATGGGAGGAGCCTGATAGCTACAGACACTTTCTGTTTGGTCGCGTTGCTTACTGTCGTCCACGTTCCACTTCAATCAAATGGTAAGTTCAACATTTGAAGACTTCCTTGCATCGGCCAAGGAGGCTAGTTGTGAGGAGTTCTACGCTTCTCGCATTGCCAAGGAAAACTGTATTGAGCCAAGCTGGTTCATCAAGTATCAGCCTGTCTGTTTCACTGTTCTTGATGATGAGCAGTGGTTCGTAAAGTTCAGCATTGACGGCAAGACTGTTTACTGGACAATGATTGAAAAAGACGAACACTGGGGTTCGCTTGAGCTACTTGCCAAAGATGTGTTCAGCTGGTTGCAGGAGGAGTACGGCGAATGACTTACAAGCAAGCCAAGCAACAGTTTAATCAGCAGTTTACTTTCGACAAGACCGATAAACCTGCTGCACGCGAAGCATGGTGCATCTTCATTGACTGCCTACATCGCGATGGTTCAGTCACTGACCAGCAAGTTCAATCTTGGGGCAACCCCTTTAACTGACATGACAATCAAAGTTGGCAATCTGACCATCAGTATTGAAGAAGATGATGATGCGTTTGCCGTAAATTCGCGAGAATGGGACAACGTTGGCACAATGGTTTGCTGGCATCGCAATTACAAACTTGGCGACCAGCAACCTGATTGTTCGCCTGACGAGTTTCTATTCAGGCTCATGAGTGACCGTGAGTTTGACAAGCATCGTAAGTACGTGCCTGACGAGATCAAGACCAAGCACGTTCAGGCTTACATCAACAAGCACTTCTTTGTGCTGCCACTTTATCTGTACGATCATGGCGGCTTAACAATCAAAGCGGCACCGTTTAGCTGTCCGTGGGATAGCGGTCAAGTTGGCTTTATCTACGCGGAGCGTAACTGCACTGAGTATCCAGATCTGAAAGCCGGCTTGCTGTCAGAAGTTGAAGTCTACGATCAGTACCTGCGTGGCGACGTGTGGGAGTACCTGATTAAAGATGATGCCGGCAACTTACTTGCATCATGCTGTGGAGTCTATGGCTACGAAGACTGTGAGCGAGAAGCTCGCAGCGAAGCTGAATCTATCTTGAAAACACTGTCAACCTCATTCTGTATCTGACATGAGAGCTGAGCAAATTGCCGAAGCGTTTGACGTTTTACTTGATGATGCCAAGCTTGCATTGCGCATCATGCGCTACAAGGTCAACCCAGTTGACATGCCGGATAAGTTTCCCAACACGCTCAATACCTATAGGCATTTGGCAGGTCAGATTGAGTGTTGCGCTGGAACTGACAACGAGTGCCGCATGAGTGCTCTGAATGAGCTGCTGCTAACGCATGGCGTTGAAGCTATTCGCACCAGTGAACACATTGATAGGTATCACTTTGACATTCGTGCTAGCTACCTGAACACTGGTGACACTTACAACACAACGATCCTACTGGATCATCGCGACAGCAAGTGGCTGCTCACTAGCTGGGGTGACTTCGTTGAATCACTGGAAGGCAAGAAAGCTATGGATACTGGCGAGTTGATTGAGGTTTACTGACTTGTTGGGTTGGCAGATCCCATCAAAACTGCCACAGCGTTACCTGGCGGCTTTGTTTCAGGTTCGATTCCTGATTAACGTCTTGCCGTTTGCTGGAGATCGGCACCAGTCAATCAGTCTATTCCATGCCTGTTCTCAATTTCACGCAGCATCGCTGCACGCCAGAGCAGCTTGCTGCTGGCATTCTTGACTGTCCTGACAGCTATTTTGAGAAGCTGCAAAAGCTTTTGACATTTGACGAGCTGCCTAATCATCCCGAAGTATGGCAACGTGCCTGCTTGATCGCTGACTTGTTTGAGCAAGTTGCGGTTGACCTTGCGTATGACTACTCATCGGAGGAAGCTTCGCTGCAAGTTATGATTGGCGGCGCACCGTTCTTGATGTCAAACCTTGAAGATGCGTTTGCAGAAAATGGAATCGCTGTTTACTACGCTTTCAGTCGTCGCGAATCTATTGAGCAACCCCAGCCTGATGGCAGCGTAAAGAAAGTAGCTACGTTTCGTCATGCTGGCCTTTATCCTGCCGGCAATGCCTGACACTTCTTACGTTCAGCCTAGCAGCTTTAGCTGCTGTCCGGGCGATGAAGTAACCAGACACGATGAATTGGTTACCGAGCTGTCAAACCTAAACGACAGAATCAGCAAGCTGGAGGCACAGGTATCCAAGCTCAACGAACACGTTGACCAACTCAACGAACACGTTGAAGTGCTTGGCTTAACTGCCAGCTTTTTAATCAAAAAAGTTGATCCACAATCCTACGAAAAACTCAAGCAGCTATGACTGAACAGCCTTCCTTTTGGTGCGTTGCCAGCATTGGTGACGCCGATCCGTATGAACACGGTGGCGCATTTGTCTTGGTTGACAGGCGCGGTGTCTATGCACCAGAGCTTATCTTGATTGAGAGCTTTGATAATTCTGGTGAGCGCAGGGTGTCAAATGTTACCCTTGACTGCCTGACTGTCATCAAGGATCGCTCTATCGAAACTGGCCGGCCGGAAGATAGCTGGATTGGCCTAAGTGACAACAAGTACCATGCTGACATAACAACGTGGTTTGGTGATCTTGCTAGCTTACAGAAAGTTGCTGACTGTGTTGGCGAGGATCTGTTTAGCCTCATGCGTTTACTGCTTAGCAGTGATCCGATTGAGCGTGCTATCGGCTTCAGACATCTGTCTGATTATCATGGTACTGTCAACTTCGATCAATACCCTGAAACATTGACGGAGGAAAAAGCGCGGCTAACGTGTGACAGATTCCTCAAGCAAATTGAGGTGTCTGAAAGTTGGCAGGACGGTTACTTTAGTGATTGACACTCCGCTTGCTAAGTTGATCGCAGCTAGGTTCGGTAACTTGCCGGAAACAGAAAGACTGCGTGAGCTATTCATTGCTTACGCTTCTGAACTGTTTGACACAGATGTGAGTCAACTTAGCGAGCGCGAAGTCGGTGCAGCCTATAAAGCCTTCACTCCATACTACGTGGAAGAAGTCGGTAGCTGTGAGTATCAGTATGTGATCCCGGCTGACTGGGCATCAGCAATGGTGTCTGACAATCCAGGATTCATAGCTGACGACGAAGAGCGTGCATACTATCTTGAATGGATCGCTTACCTGATACCTCAAGGTGGACGGAGCTTATTTGCATTGGAAGCTGAGAAAACTGGCCCGGTGTTTCTCTCAGCTGCGATTGATGTCTACTTACCTGGAGCGCTGGATTGCTTGACTCCGGCGAACCCGATACCTGGCTGCAGTGATAAGCTGTATTGGTGTCAAGCTATCAAACTTCGCTTTCTCTCAAGTGGCTGACCCTAAAGGATTCAAGTGGCTGCGCGGTATCTATCGCGCAACGAACTACGATCAGGCAACCGATCTGTCGCATCAGATCACACGCAATGCTGATACTACCGGCAGAGAGGATAAGTTTGTGTATCAGTGCCGAACCGTTAGCGGTAAGTTACTGGCCGACAGAAAGATTGACTTCGGTGCCGCAATGATCCTTGTCAATATGTGGCGAGGTAAGGTTGAGGTTCAGGAAGCTGAACCAAGCAGGATTCGTAACTGAACTGAAGCGATAAGTTGGCCTCAGCAGTAGTGTTCACTAATCGCTTCGCTCATCCACTAACTAAAAAGTTAGTGTTCACTATCCGGCTAACTTATACGGGCCAGTTGCTTCGTGCAGCTGGCTTCGTTGTCTGGAGTCGATTCTGTCTGTGGTGGCTGCCGTAGGCTTCGCCAGCGGCCGGTAGGATCGCCGGGAACGGGCTTAGGTGTGGCGGCTGGCCGGTAGCTGCGGAGAGCGCCGGTAAGTGCGCCACAGGGCCGCCAAGCTGCCACCTTAAAATAGGCTTAAAAGTGGGGAGACAGGGCGTAACTTGCAAGGAATCGCCCCATAGCTGCGTGTTACTTTTCCGTTACATGCGACTTGACAGATCCGGGCGGATCGGGTATCATGGCATCAAGCGGTGGGGAGATTGTATCTCCCGCTGGCTGTCTTAAGTTTCTAACTAAGTTAATCACTTAGCTGTAACTTCTGACGTTGACTGCGCAGCAGCTTAACTGTTCTGCGTAGCTTGTTCACTTGCTACTTGCATCATGCAAACTGTCAAAGATGTCTACCAGCAGATTGACGAAGTGCTGGAAAGGTTTGATTTTGAGAAAGTGCATCGTGTGATGCAACTTCTTGACTGGAAGTGGGGCGGTCCTAACGTTCCCGAGCTTAAGGTTCCTGATCCGATGGAACTTAAGTGTGCTGCCTACGGTCTGATGTTGGAAGCTCGCCGACTTGACAGCAACGTAAGTTCTGGTGGGTTTGAGGCTTACTGGTTCCGTCCTAAGTACGGTGAGCCGCGCATTGGTCTTCGCTTCATCGTTGAGTATCGAGACTGACTAAGTGCGTTGCCGGTGATCGTTAAACCGGCGTCCAACCAACTTCGCTTTCTTCTGTCATGGAAACCATCAATCGCAACGTTGTCAACAGTGTTCGCTTCTGGTTACAAAACAAGGACTGTTGTGGAGAAGGCAAGTTCTACAACACCGTAGTTGAGTCCTGCTACTCAGGTATCAGGTGGACACCTAGCTATGACAGCTGGATCAATGTCAAGGTGGATGGCGACGTTATCGCAACGTTGTATCCGCTGACCGGAAGACTGTGGTTGCGCAACTTGGATACGTTCATCAAGCGCAGGCGTGCTAACGCGATACTCTGTAACTTGATCGAAGGTTATAGGATCGCCAAAGTTGGCGATAAGTTGCATGTTGTTGATAGCCGTTTTGGCTATCCGGTTAATGAGTTGTTTCCTGAAGGTGGATACGTGTTTCATGGCGTAATCTAGCTGTAATCGTTCACTGTCCAACTCGCAGCCAACGCAATGGCAACTGCAACTGCAACAACTGAAAAGTCTATCTGGATCTACACGCCAGACGAGATTTACAGTAAGCTTATCATGCCTGGTCATGCCACAAAGGAACCGCGAAAGTTTCTTGAGTGGCTGGCCACCAGTGATGACTACTACGTTGAAAAGCTGATCTCCAGTGATGTTCGCCAAGGTGCGAAAACTTTGTCAGTGTTTGAGTGTACTTACGCCAATGCTGATGTTGACTGGCGAATCAGCGTATCTTCGTTCATCT